CTGTGTTTGATGTTACCCATAAACCGTTATCATTAAATCTATGTGAACTATCAAAAAGCGTGAATGGTTGAGTGACACGTAAGCGACCGAACGCATCTGTCAATGTACCAGATGGTGACAGACGGTCGGACATCATATTCACTTCATACCGAGTGAATACTTGTCCTGAATCTATCCTGTTTAGATCGGTCCTAAACTGTGCCATTTAACAGTTCCATTTCCTTAGGGCTTTATTAATACGTGAATCTGGATCACGTGCTGTTTCTGCTGATGTTAATCTCTTCTTCATGCCGCCCATTCTGGCACAAAATGATTTACGACGATTTGCTGCTTTAGAACCGGGCTTCAACTTTGATGGCTTTGTTGTAACAGCCATTGATAACTTTGAACCAGGATTTGCACGACGATATGATTCAATGCCTTTACGATTCAAACCACCAGATTCAGATTGACCTTCTTTACGTGTCCATGCTTCACCCTCATCAAGTTCAATTTCTTCTTTATTTAACTTTGAATGAAATTTTGAAATAGCACGATCCATACCGGCATATCTATTTGATATATCTTTTTTTATTTTTTTATAAGCAAGAAACTTTTCTCTTTGTGTTCCACCACGAACTCTACTTCCTTCTAATTGTCTAGCATTCGTACTTGCTTTATCCAGATAAGAACCTAAAGTTGATTTAGATAATTCATTCAGTTCCACTTCTTCACTTGCTCTGATTGACTTGATTTGAGCATCCGTTGGTGCGCCCTCTGCACCAGGTTTTCTCATACGCTCACCACGGGCTCTTTTGGCACGAATGTTTGCCCACAAACCTGGGCGCTCTTCTTCTAGTTCTTCAACTTCTTCTTTGACACATGAACCAGGAGTATATGGTTTTTTGCCTGGCACAGGTTTATAACCAGACCAGCACTGACCTGCTTCATCTAAAAATTTATTAAATGATTTCATATGAAGTTTCTCTTTTTAAATGTTGTAAGTGAGATACCTTTTTTCTTTAACTCATCTTCTTTTTGATCACCGATGCTTGCTGTTGTTTCATCGCCAGTCAATTCACTGATATTCTTTGGCACAACTTGTGTTGCTTTGCCCTTCTTACTTAGTTTCTCACCCATATCACGTGCTGGAGATTCTCCTGAAGCTGCCATTGAAAGACCAGGTTCTATACCTTTGTCGATTGATTCTTCGATTTTCTTTTGAAAGTTTTCTTTGATTGACGAGAGACTGATTGTTCTTCGCTCTTCGGCAACTGGCTTGTCAAGTCTTGGTTTGTCTTTTCCTCTTGAACTGGTTCCGACTTTTCCAAGTTGTTTTGCTGACGGCGTGGAACTATTCTGTCCATAAACTGCTTCAATTGCATTATTAGTTGGTGAATAAACTTCATCTCTATCCTCTTTTATTTTAATAACATACTTACTTCCTACTTTGTGGACTGTGCCACCATTTACATGTGCTTCTTTTGCTGCCGATGCTCTTAGTAAGAATGTTCTTGGCTTTCCGTGTCTATCAGATAATAACTTTTGTTTTTTAGTTTCTGTTTCTTCAAACTGTTTACCAATCAACTTCGTACCCGAAACATGTTGAATCATTTTCCATGCTTCTTTGTGATTTTTATTTGCAAGATGTTCTTTGAATTTTTTCTTTTGTTCTGGTGTTGCTTTCTGATGAAACTTCATCACTTCCATCATGCCAATGTTACCCTCATACGCAGCTTCACTGATTTTGCCCTTACCAAAACTTGATACATTAATTGGCTCACCTTTACGTTCTGGATTTGGGTCATGACGGCGTTTAGCTGCAACAGCAGATGCACGTTCTTTTTTACTTAATGATGCACGTTTTTCATTAGACATGCATTTTGGTTTTGCTTCACCTGGTTCACGAGCGCAAGGACCGATTGCTTCACCTTTGCTATTGATACGTTTCCAACCACCCTCTGGATGTTTTGGGTCAAACCAATTGCGTAAATCTTCTTTGATAAGTGGCATACCCAAACGAAGAAGATTGTATGCGCCTGAGTCAGACATTGTGTTTACTTCTTCTTGTTCAGTCATTTCTTCTTCATCTGAACGCAGAAGTTTAAATGTTTTTGATACTTCTTCTGCTGTATCGCCAGTGATTGTAACTGTCACTGCTTCAGATAAAAAGTTTTCAAACTTGTCGTTGGTGCTTTCGTTCTTTGTTTTAGGAAGTTTGGACTTTGATTTAAGGTCTTGTAGATGCTTTTTTTGTCCTGGTTTTAGTTGTAATTCTTTGGTGCTTGCTGAACCAGAACCCATAACAGGCAATTCTGGTGTTTCTTTTTGTTTCTTTTCAATCTCAACAAGTTTACCATGAACTGAACGATGTGTTACTTTACCATTTTTACCATAACGTCCAAATCCATAATACTCAAGTCCTAATTTGTTTCCTTCTTCTTGATGCCCAGCATCTGCATGTGGTTCAACACTTTTCTTAACTGGTGCCGTGTCTTTCTTTCCTAATTCATTTGCAATCCATTGTTTTGATTGGTCATTCTTAGGAGCAGCAGCAACAAACTTTTGAACATCTTTAAAGATGCTTTGCAACTCTTTTGTTTTTGCTTCAACAACTTCTGGTGGTGCTGAACGCAAGTCTTCTGAATTATCAAATTCGACGTAGTTATCGCCAAAAGTTTTTGCGTGTTCAACACGTGACGCTTGAACTGCATCCCATTTCTCTTTACGAATATCTTCTGGAACAGTGCGACCACCGCGTTGACCACGTTCAACATTTCTTTGACGAGAAACTTCATCTGCGGTATTTACCATTACCATTTTTGTTTCGTAACCCAGTGCTTCCAACTTCTCTTTAATCTTTCTATACTTCTCTACATCATCACCAGTACCGTTGATGATAATACCATTACGACCATGAAGTGCAAGACGTTGACGAAGTTCTGTAATATTTTTTGCACGTTTACGAACTTCATTACGCTGTTTCTCTTCACTCTCAGGCATTTTTTTATCAAGGTCTTCTTTATCCATCAGATATTCTAATGCTTTATCTGAATTGATTTCCGTTAGACCATGACCATCTAGTGTATTACTCAGAACATAATCTTTGCCTGAGCCTGGTCCGCCACCTAAGAAAACTGCCTTGAAGATACCTTTATCGTGTACACCTTCAGTCAGTGTTTCTTCTTTGACTGTGTGATAATATGCTTCAGCATCTTTTTTGGATTTGAATGTTCTTTTTTGAGATGAAATTGTGCCATGAACTTCATACTCAACATGGTCAGAAGTTCTTCCTGCAGGATTTGTTTTACGAACAATCTTTGGCTCAGTCTTTACTGGCTTGATTATATACTTGCTGAATCTATTCAAATCATTTTCATTCAGTTCCACTTCTTCTTTAAGATTCATGCCTTTACGGACATCATTGAACATTTGTTTGACATGTGCTTGTGACATTTTTGATGGAGCACCTTTTTTGAAAGTATCAAAGTCATTGTTTTTTGCTGCTTCACGCATTTTACTTGCAGAAATTCCTTCAACACCCTCTGCATCTGGATCACGTTCACCAGAAGTATGCACAGTAATTCTTTTGAAATTGAAACGGGCGCCTTCATGAGTACCATTATATTTTCTCAACAGTTTAGCAAATTCACCACTTCGGTCTGAACCGCCTACCATATGAAAGTCTGTTACACCTTGTTTGTACAATTTCTCTGCATGTTCAAAAAATGTAGGTGCGTCTTTGGATGCTGCTATGAAATTGGTGCCAGGAAATGCGTTTTTGGCGTGTTTTAATTTTTGTGCTACTGAGAGAGGATTTTTCTTTGGATCCTGTGAGTGTGACAGGACTATGTGATGTGAGCCACCAACTTGTTTGGCAACTTGTTTGACTTTGTAAACTAATTTTTCATGTCCGTTTGTGATTGGATTCATACGCCCGAAGGCTAAAACGGCACTTTTTTCTTTTTGCTCTCGCAAAAAATCTCTAAATTTCATTCTCCGCCTCTACAGCAGTTGATTAATAATTGTATTTAGTATTTAGTAGATTTCAAGCGTTCCGGTGCTTGCCATGATACCTCGGCAATGAATGATGTCTAATTCTATAAGCTTCTCTTGGTCTATATTGAAGAAATGTGCATGTTCGGTGTCAACTCCAGTTTCCATAATGACATTAATATTACGCTTACATGTGATAAAATAGTCATCCAGAAGACTTGGACAGAAAGAAAATAAACGAGTAATCAATAAATGAGTAAATATCTCTTGCCGTTCTCCTTGCATCCATGTTGGCATACGATTCTTAAAAATATATTTTCCCCAATGGTCATGGTCTCTAACATCAAAACCTTCATCTAAATCAGTTCTGGCAGAAATTTTAAAAATTCTATTTACAGAATGCATTAGACGCTGTAGCATCGGTTCCTGCTTCAAAAGTAAAATTGTTTTTAGCATCAAAACATTTTCAGCTTCACTTTTTTTACCAATTGATGCAAACTGGGAAATATCACTATCTGCGGAAAAGTCCGCAACAAAATCAACATATCTTTCTAGTGCTTTAATTTTTTCATCTTCAACTTTTTCGGGTGAACCTTCAGTCAAAAGAATTATTGCTTCTGGGCACTTTTCACGTAATGATTGTAAACCCTCAATAGTTTGTTTTAGTCTATCTTCACGACTAATAACACCAATATTGGAATTAAGTGCTGATGTTACGATGAAAAGTTGATTATCGGGTATTATTCGTGCCATTCAAACTCCGGGAACATTTTAATTGTTTTATATCTAGACTTAGCTTTTAGAACATGAACCATCATATCAACAACTTCTTTTGGATTCATGAACTTATCTTTTTGTGGATGATTCTTTTGCATTGGTGTATTCATACCACCAGGATGAATACTCGTAACTCTAATCTTTTCAAGTTGACCATCAAGTTCTTTTCCTAAAACTCCAGCAAATGCTGTGATAGCATGTTTAGATGCTGCATACACAGCTTCGTATTCTATTTCGGAAATACCCGCAACAGAATTAATAAAGAAAATATCAGAGTTTTCTTTCATTGTTTTTAGTGCTTGATGTGTAACATACATCGTGCCTTTGACGTTCGTATCAATCATACGATCAATCATGTATGGTGATGAATCGTGTTTGAAGATACCCCATTCATAAACACCAGCATTGTTTACAAGAACATCAATATACGTGCCAATGTTTCTAAATGCAATCTCAACACTCTTTGCATTTGATATATCACATTCAATCCACTCAAAGGTGTCTGGATAAGAAGATAAGTCCATTGGTGGCTGTGAACGTGAAATGCCATAAACGAAATAACCTTCATCAATTAATCTATTGCTTATCTCGTGACCTAAACCATAACTACAACCAGTAACAACAGCAACTTTACGCATCACACCTCCTCAAATATATCAATAGCCAATTTTATTTCTTCATCTGTTATATCGTTTACTATTTTATAGTTTCCGATAGAAATAGGAAGAGGTGCGAACTGATTTCCATTACGATGTTTGGTCGCATCAGACAGACTTTCTTTCAACATTGCAATTTTAGTAAAGTCTGGATGAAACGTTTTTAATTTCAATCTTTTTGCAACATTAAAAATTCTTTTCAGTGTAGTTATATCAATGTAGTGTCTAGTAAATGCTATGCAAGAACTGAATAAGCAATCAAGTGCCACGGCTTCACCATGCAATAAGTCTGGTATGTTTGCCATCTCAATCACAGGACTAAATGTGTGACCAAAATCTACACAACGGTCAAGTCTTTTCTCCCACAAGTTTGGACCAAGTTCTGCAATCATATCTGTAATGGCAAGATTAATTACACGAACTGGAACTGCACCGTACTGAAACTTTTCTTCAATCAACATCTCAGCATTTTCTTCCAACAACTGAAAAAGTTCTGGAGATTTGATTACAGCAAGTTTGAATATCTCTGCAATACCATTGACGATTTCACGTTCACTTTGTGTCTTAATAAACTTTTTATCAATATATGTTGCAATCGGTGGATAATATGCACCAATACGATTGCGACGACCTAAATGATTTACTGCAACTTTCGAGCCGACAGAGGCATCAACAATTGCCAAAAGTGTTGTGGGGATTTTGATATATGGAATTCCACGACGATATATGCTGCAAGCAAAGCCAACAATATCAAGCAGGACACCACCACCAATTGCAAGTATTTCTTCACGGCGTAATACTCCTATATCTTCAAAAGATTTAAGTATGTGGTTTAGATTTTCCCATGTCTTATTCTCTTCTTTACAGTCAACATAAATTAAATGAATATCTAATTTGTTTTCTGTAAAATACGTATTAATTTTATCACAGTATAAAAGAGAAACTTCTTTGTCAATAACAACGATTCTGCGATTACTGCTCGATAGATTTACAATATCTTTATTCTGAGGATTTAATATATCAGCAGAGTATGTTAATTTAAACTCAACAGGTAGTTCTGTTTTTACTGACCAAGTTCGTTTGAACTTGTCATAGTCCATCATAAAATCTAAACTCATTTCATTGCCTTATAAAACAATTCACATGCATGAACATAAAAGTATTTTGCTTTGTTAATATCACCAGCAATCAGTTTAAAAGGAAGCATACGAATAAACTGAGAAGCTTCTAGTATATCTATAAGCTTCATTTTATCTTCTGGCAATTCAGAGATAAAGTGTTTATTAAACAAATCAAATTGGTCTGCTCCTCTGTTTGGATTATACAAGTCAATACCAATCACACGAACGTCACGGTCGTTAATAAAACCATAATGACTGCGTGAGCATTGCAGTACCTGAGCATAATCAAGATACTTTGTATTCCACATACTCTCATCATATACATCAATAAATATTACACGGTCTTCTTCAAACGAATACATGATATTTTCTAATGTAGGATTGCCATGTATATTACACTCTTCTTCGTTTGCCAGTTCACTGAAATAATTCTCTAAATCATAAAGATAACCTGCAATACCAATGACTGTAACATTGTTTAGACCATATGTGCCACGATAAAAAAATTCTTCAAACGATGGTATCTTAATCGCATCTGTAATCTTTTGTTGAATCTCTTCTTCAAAGTAAAGTTTTGGTGCGCCTTTGATGGGTTCTTTTTTGATTGAATGAAGTGTGTTCAATCCTTTCCAAACAGCTTGACTAATTTTGAAGATTTGCTCTTCATTTAGTATGTCGTTGCTGAGGATGCTTTTGATATCACGAAAGCCTTCAAGATATTCAATATCAAATGATGCTGTAGTGTTATCAGCATCTACGTTCGAAACTTTAGGAAATAAGTTAGGATAAAGTGTATTATACTCTTGCAGTTTTTTCAACTGTGAGTACCAACGCATAAAACCATATTCACGATTCTCGATTCGTGAGACTGATTTGGTGATTGTTTTCTTTTCGGGTGTCCAGTAAGTTCTGCTTAATGAACCACCTTTTAATGGTATTGTTTTCATCTTGCATCCAATGCTCTACGTGCTATCTCAATTCCATATTCTTGTGGACTTCCTAATACAATGGTTTCTTGAGCATTAGTTAGACCATTCATAAAAATTTTCTTGCCAGATAAAATCATATTTTGAAGAACATCAGAAACATATAATTCATAGTTTGTTTGAAGTAATTTATCATAATGTGCCATGTAAATGTCTGCTGATGAAAAACCATACAGTCCTGATGATGCATAAGGTGAGATTTGTTTCTTTTCTATAATCTCAATTACATTCTCTTCATATGCACGAACGTATGAATACTTTGGTGAATTGCCTATGAACACATCAACATATCCATTGTAGTATTCACCCCGCATATTTAAAGAAAGTGACTCTAAATTTCTACCAATAACAATCGTGTCTGCATTATGAATGAATGTTGGTAAAGAATTTTGATACAATTGAGCCACACCAATCGCTGCCGTATGTGCTTGACCTTGTGTGTCACCAATGTAAAGAATATTGTTTTCGTTTAGACCAAGTGGCTTGATTGTTTCAAGTAACTGTTCTTTAAAATAGATATCACGTTTGTTTGCAACAAGAATAGTTTGCTGTGTATTACCAAAGTTCTTTAGAATTTCATGAATAATCGTTGTGTCATTCCATGGCAACAGATACTTTGGAATGTCAAAGCCAACATCATGAAAGCGGGTGTTATAACCCGCCATGCAAATAACAAGATTTACTTGAGCCATTCTTCAAAGTCCTCACGTAGTAACGAATGCCATGTTCCATTGTATGGACCTGGTGGAAATGGATGATTGACATCACAATACACAAGATTTTCACCCACAAGGCCATGTAATTTCCAATTAGCACTCATAAAATCTTCCATCATATATTGTACACCAGAATCATAGAATTTGTCAATATGATTATATGCATCTGCATATTTGTCCATATTTTCTGATGATGAGAATGCAAATTGGTCATTACCAAAATCTCGTCCAGGCGTTACTCTGCAATTTGGAATGTATAGTTTGTTAGGATTTAAAATATCAAAAGGTATTGGAGTGTTGATTGCAAAATCAAATCTTGACCGAACGACCCAATCAAACTTCATATCGTTATATTCTTCGTACTCTCGTTTGGTTCGCATACATTCATTGATAGCAAGCAACTGAGCATATGTTGACATACGACCATCTTTTACTTTCCAGTTTGGTGATGGCGGTGGCGTATTCGTATATTTTGATAAATCGACTGTAGGATTTGGTGAAGTAATAAAACTTGCTGCATTATACTTTGCGGAGATTGCTTGCATTTGTTCTGCTGGCATTTCCCAAGAGTGAAGAAATACAGTTACATCATTTCCTTTAATGATATTTTTGTAATGATACTCATATCCTTTTTCCCACATACGAGGTTGACCAGAAATACAAAGTGCTATCTTCATAGTAATTCAAGTCCTACGTTCTGTCCATTATCAACAATACCAAATGGTTTCAGGTTTTCTTTTTCCATCACAACCATACTATTATAAAATGTTACTGAGTATAGATTATTATAAGTTATCAGTGCTTCTGTAGAAAGAGGCGTTCCAGTGCTATGCATCTGATAAGCAGGAGCATAGAAATGTTGTTGATTGATTGTATCAGTAACTCGTTTTGAGTGTTCAAGGAAAGTATTTGGACCACGGAATGAACCACCCCACTGTGTCCAATAACTTGTATGAGTATCTTCACAGATAAAAACGCCACCCTCATTTACATGAGGAAAAACTTTATTCATTGTTACAATCTGATGATTCATAATATGTGAACCATCATCAATCACAATGTCAAACTTATCTTGCTTTGATAGCAAATCGTTCCAGAAGTTTTCATCTCCTTGATCACCAATTACAATCTCAACATTACCTTCATATTGATGTCGTTTACAATTCTCATCAATATCAACGGCAACAATTGTTGTGCCTTCACCAAAATATTTTTGCCATAATTCAATAGAACCACCATTAAGAACTCCAATTTCCAAGATTCTTGGTGCTTTGCCTACAAACTTGCTCAGATGTTTCTCATAAACATCAAAATAGCCTGACCACTTTGAACAACCTTTTTCAAGCTTTAGATATAAATCTACAATTTTATTTGTCGTCATATTTTGCCTCAATCACTTTCTTCCAGTCGGGAACTCTGTCGTACTGATGTACAATAGTATACTTTATTCCTTCTGAAGTTACAACTTTATCACCCTCTAATTTCGGTGATGGTTCAAGTAGCACTGGTTTAAATAAATCTATTTTGCTTGGGTCAGCAGTTGTGCCTAATTGACATGCCCATCCCGTTTCGGATGTTGTATACATTGATGAATTGATATATGGATGTCTTGAAATCATTACGTTGAATACCGCTTGGTCAACGATAGGAATTGGACGATTGATACAATTCAAAAACAATTGAAGTACCAAATCTTTCATTGCATGTCCACGACCAGCAAGAACACCTACATTAAAAATAGTATTGTTCTTAAAATCTTCATAAATGCCCTGTCCATAGCACTGTGTTAGATTCTCACGGCCCCATGGCTCATCTTTGTATTTTAAGCTTTCAGAAGAAAAAATCAAATCTTCTTTTTCAGGTAAATTTTTCTCAATCCATTCAATCGGATTCTTTTGAAAAATAACATCTTTAACATCTGTAGTAATTACAAATCGATATTGATTATCTTTGAGTAGTTTATAGATATGAACAAAACGTTCAACGTGTACCATCAACTGTGATTGATATATAAGATTACCGTCAGCGTCTTGATTGAATGCAATAATTGAAAAGCCTGCGTCAGTTACTTTTTGTACAGTATCTTTATCGCAGTTCATGAGAATCAGGACTTTATCACCTTCAAATCCTGATGCATTGATTGAGTTAACCCAAAATTTTAATTTTGACCAATCATAATTGGTCGCACAGCCCACTATCAAGTCTTTCATAATATCTCCAGTAATTTAATTTCTGTCTGTTGTATTCCAGTTAGTTGTGAATTTTTTGTATTGTTCTTTACTCTGTCCAGGAGTATCGTCAACGTATTTAGCCGTTAGTTCTGGGCGACCCCATTCTCCTGCGCCAGCTTGAGAGACAAACTCTTGTGGTTGTTTTTTATCAACCTTTAAGAAATCTTTAAAAGTTTTCATACCGTGAATGATGAACCGCAACCACAAGTTGCAGTTGCATTTGGATTTTTAATTGTAAATGAAGCACCCATCAAATCTTCTTTATAATCAATCTCTGCTTCATTCATGTATTGCATACTCATACTATCTATGACAACGCCAATTCCGTCTTTATTAAAAGTAAAATCATCATCTGCTGGTGGTAGTTCTTCTAAGGAAAATCCATATTGAAATCCAGAACAACCACCGCCCTGTACGAAAACACGCAGCTTCAAAGATGAATCTTCTTCATCAATAATAGATTTTATTTTCTTTGCTGCTGAATCGGATATCGTAATCATTTAGCCTCTTGTCAATGTCAGAATTTTTTGCATTTGTTTTTCAATTACTGGACCACGATTTGGCCAGTGGATGTATGGCTGACTTGCTGTTTTGTATAAATTAGTAAGAAATGGCATAATAATCTTTTCTAATTGTTGAAGTCTTGCTTTGTATTCTTCAACAGTTTCATCTTTCTCTGCGATGACTGCTTCATACTCCGCCTCATCAACTGCTGTGAAGCCGAAATCATCGTCTGCATATTCTGCTAAAATTTTATTAATATCGTATTCCATTATTTGTCCCATGCTTTCTGTGCGTTAAAATTTTGTCTGCTAAATTCCAATCTATCCACCAATTTAAGTGCTTTACCTAAATGGTCCACCGCAACGAATCCTTCAGGAGCAGTAATTCTAAAACCATCGTCTGTACGAACAAATGTGCCAATACTTCTTATAGTTTCTAGTTTACGAATAATCATGAGCTTCGCATCTACAATTAAATTCATCAAATCAAAAATCATTTTAAGTTGCACAGCATTTGAACGATAAAAACGCATGACTTCATTTTTTTCTTTTATACGTTTTTGTTTTGTATCTTCTTTCTTTGCTGCAAGAATCTCTTTGTTTAGTTTTGCTTCAACCCAATTTAATAATTCTTGTGTGTGAATTCTTGTGTCAGCAATTTTTTTACCCTCACGTACTTTTGTATTATTAAATGTTTTAATTTGTGTCAAAAAAACATCTGATGCTGAAATTCGATTTAGCGTCAATGCAGGTATAGTCTGAAATGTTCTACCAGCTTGTGAGAGAATCGATGTAATCTCAGCAGTTTCTCCTTCAGTAAATGTGACTGAACCCGATGCGTCAGTAAATGATGCGTCACGAAACCAAACATCTTTAGTTTGTTTTAAATGTCCAATATCAATATTAAATGATGCTTTCATCGTATCTAACGATTTACCCGAATATGCTGTATGAAATACCACACCAATCTGTGCAGCAAGCATCGCCTGTGCTAATTTAGATTTAACTGGCACAGCATACACAATCGTATTTGGTTGAAATATAATATATTCTTCACCGTCAATCGTTTCTTTTGAGATGTCTCCCTTAGAGAACATCATATCACCTTGCAACACACCTTTAATGCCTAACTTAGGTAAATATGCAAGTGCAAGTTTAAGTTTCTGATTAAGTCCCTCACCAGGATGATTCTCATCGATATCTTTATCAGTATAATTCAATTTTGCATTTTTTGCAAACACTGATTTAGTACCAACGAAAAATTCTCCATTTTCTGGATTCGTGCCAGCAAAGATAGCAGGAGCACCATCCCACTTTGTGGTGACATTTATCTTTGAGCCAGTATGTCCAGCTAACATATTACGCAATGAACGTAAAAAATCTATCGATTCACGTGCGCCAGAAACACCACGATTCAATACATTATCTTCCAAATGTTCCAAATGAAGGTTTTTTCCTTCCATACTTTCCTTTAAGTATTCTTTAAATTTCATATGTCGAAGCAACTTAGATTTAAATCTTTGGTTATTATGGTCACATTTTTTCCATTGACTGGAGCAATATTATATGGTGATTTTTTTGCTGAAGGTATTGCAAATTGCATTTCAAATGTGAACTGATAATTTCCACTTCCTTTATATTGTACACGGGCACGATATGTTGCTTTTGCTGAAGAACCAAAAGCGGGAACATTCTTTAATTTTAATGGATTTTTTTTACCCATTAAATAGAAACCATGCGTTCCAACATTAACATAGTAAGTGGCTTTTTTGTTATAATATTGTTCAATTTTTGTCGCTGAGATTTCTCCACGAATATCTTTGAATGTATCACGGTCTCGTTCATATCTTTGTTGCGGAGTCATTTTTCCAGCAGTTGCTTCCCATTTCAAATCTTTATCTCGTTTATATGGAACTTCTTTCCACTGTTTCTTAATAAAATCAAATAAGCCAACTTCTTCAGCCAGTTCTTTAATAAACATTTTTTCGTCATCATCTTTTTTAATGTCACCAAATTTCCATGGATTTTTCTTATCTGATGAATCATACTTCAATACTAAAGAACCCGCAGATGCAGCAGTGATTTTTAATTCACATCCAGCTTTGATTTTTTTATATTCCAACATCAAATCTGGTTGGTCATGACCAGCACCCGCAGGAACAAAACTTTTAGGAACTAGTCCTAAAGGTTTCAACACCTTTGCAGCATTGATTTCGTACTGAAATCCTTGTTGAGCAGCCATTAATAATTCTCCTTAATGGCATATTTATACTTTAAAACCTCCGAACTTATTTTTTGTTCCAGATAGTCTTTCACGCTCACCGAATGTATTCAAAGGTTTATCATCAACTTGACCCGCATCTACCAAATCATCTTGTGCAGTCTGTTCTACATCATACAGCTTCATCTTTGCCCTGTCAATACCTACCACGAATCGTTTGAAATAGCTTGGGTCGTTATATCGATTCTTGAGTTGCTTAATCATTAACTGATTCAATTGTTCTAACTCTTCGGTACTTATCAAAGCGAACATAAAGTCGGCTGTGGCTGGCAGACCAAACGATTCTGACGTATCTTCCAAGCCTGGGTCCGAGCTGGTGAAGCCGCTTCGTGTGGTCTGTGTAGCTGACATGATGGGAACGTCAAACTCGACGGCCAGACCCCGGAGTTCTTCGGCAATTGCCTTAATATAAGAATAACTATTTACGTTAGCACCAGGCTTGATTCTGGCGCTTGCACAAATGTTAAGATAGTCGATGAAGATGATATCAGGTTTGAAACTCTTTTTGAGTTGCAATTCATTTAACAAAGCACGAAAATGAAGTGCTGATGCTGATGCAGTAGGATACTCTTTGATGATAAGTTTACCCTGAGTCTTTACCCTCAACGCAGAAAATTTGCGGTCATAGTCCTGCTTTGAAATAGAATTCAAGTCTGCAATATCAATATTCAATAGATTGGCATCAATACGTTCTGCAATACGTTCTTCTGCCATTTCCATTGTGATGTACAAAACATTCAGGCCTTGTGACAAACAAGAACCTGCAACGTGACACATGAACAAAGATTTACCAACACCAGTGCCAGCAAGTGCAATGTTCAAAGTCTTTTTGGGCAAACCACCTTTTGTAATCTTATTGAACAAGTCCAAGTCAAAAGGTATTTTTGATTCGTGCCGATGATAAAAGTCATATCGTGATGATGAATCATCAATATAATCATGACCCACCGATGCATCAAAAGATACACCAAGAGCATCACTCAGCAGTTTTGGAATTGAACCTTTGTCTTCTTTCTTGGTCTTATCATCAAGAATTTTTACGGATTGCATAATAGCATTATACAACGCACGGTCTTGACAGAATTTTTCAGTTTGATTGATTAACCATTCTACATCTGTTGGCTCTTCTCTATCAACATTAATCTCACGAATCATTTGAATAGATTCGCTGACCTGGTCTTCTGAAAGTTTTTTAGATTCTGTAAAATTGATTACAAGTGATTCATATGTAGGAAGATGTTTGTATTCTTGTATGTGGTCATTAATTTCATTGAAAACGATTTTTTCTACGGAGTCTGTGAAGTATTCAGCTTTAATGAATGGTAAAATTTTTCTTGCAAAATCTTCATTAAATATCAAATTCTTCAGAATCGTAGTTTCGAGTCTCTTCATTCTTTGTCCTTTGGTTCATCAAAATATCTGTTAGTATATCACCTATTACGTTAAGAAACTCATCGTCTTTCATAAGTTCCTCAACTACAATCTTTGGACTAGTGACTATATTATAATCGAAAGTCATCTTGGCAAACATCTCTTCTTCGGTAATCTTTACTTTACCATAATGATATAAAATGCCGGCATACTTACCTCTGAGTATGCCGACACCCGTTTTTTTACCATCGTCAGAATCAATTAAAACGTAATCAACATTATGCTGTAGCTGGGTCTTCATCCTCTTCCAAAATAATATTTTCGCCCATAATGTTGCTATAAGTGATTTCATATTTTTTTCTCACATATTCTTTGAATTTCTCGTCGGCAATGATATCTTTCCAAAATTCTTCAGTTTGTGTATCTGCAAGACGCTTTTTTTCCAAAACTTCACCCGTATCTTGGTCAACCTTTGCATACCAACCATTACTTGGCTTAGTTACGAAATTGCTTTCGAGTGCAATATCCATAAGACCAGACCACTTGTTAATACCACCGTCAAAAGATACAGTAACAGGTATCTTAGATTTTTCACGAACATATCTTGATTTTTCCACATTAATGATAAAGTTATAACCTACAATTTCAGTGCCATCTTTATCTTGTTGACGTCCAAGAATCCAAATCGTATCAGCAGAGTAGTAAGAACCTGTACCACCACCAACGATATCTTTAGGGAACATGCCAATCTCTTTGTATGTGTGATTGACAACAATCATAGGAATATCTTTGAGTGTTAGATGTGGTGTAATCATACGAAACAAACTCTTGATTTGTTTGGCACGTGACATATCTGCAACAGACTTACCTTCTGTTGCATCATCAACTTCTTTCTTTGATGCAAGATTGCCAATCGAATCGAGAATAATAATTACTCGGTCATTCTTTTCAATACTTTGTAGTTGATTCATGATATCATGTTTTAACTGTTCAACGTCAGTGATTGGTGTGTGTAGTACACGGTCAGTATCGATGTTGAAAGTTTCAAAGTATTTCTGTGGTGTACCAAACTCTGAATCATAAAACAAAACAACAGCATCTTTATACTTCTTCATGTACGCAGATGCCATCAACAAAGCAAACGCTGTTTTAAAATGTTTTGATGGTCCAGCAAACATAGTTAGTCCTGGTGTCAAACCACCGTCTAAACTACCAGACAAAGCAACGTTCACCATAGGAACATCTGTCTGTATCATATCTTTTTCTGTAAAGAATTGCGACTTTGAAAGTATGGAACTTTCTTTAATTGTCGAACTCTTTTTTAGTTTATCAAGCACACTCATTTTCTTCTTCCTCTATAATAAAATTTTCAAGATTTCCAAAAGCAGATTTCGGTCTTTCATATCCAAGAATTTCACAAAACTCTTCAAAAGTTACTAAATGCCATTTGAAGTTAAATTTTTCTGCTATTTCATCACAATGTTGTATAACGCTTCTGTCGGGAATATGAAAACCACGTATTATATACACTTCTTTGTAACCGTATTTTTTATAATATTTCCATATCTTATGTGGTATTTTTTCTTGCACCGAACCTTCTACATTCTGATTTGTGCAATCCGCATAAATTGTGTTATCAATAACAAAGTCTATTTCGGGTTGTCTAGGTCTCTGTCTCTTAAAAGGTATTTTTTTCTCAATTAAGAAATCCATAAGTTTACGTTCCAACTCTTGACCGCTTTTGTTTGCTTTTGATGCATCAGTTAATTTAGCCATAATTATTCCACAAAAAATTCTTCTAATGTCGATGATACGTTTCTCTTATGTGACTCAATATTTTTGATATTATATTTGGCGGCTTCAAAAGTAAAAGCTGGTTGTTGGATTTTTTGTTTATTTTTTGTATCTGTTACATCATACCATTCTAAATCTTTATCTTTTGGATAGTTCAGAGTCCAATCCAAAGATGACTTAGTTTTCATCATATTCTTCGCTGTTTTATTAAGAGGATAGATGTAACGAAACATATAACCATTAATTTTTTTAATACCTTTTTGTTTCATAAAGTCTTTGGTTAACCAAAAAATTTTAGATTTATTAGAAAAAATGGCATTTTCTTTACACAATTCTTTAGTTGACCTTGGATGCAATTTTTCACCATTTTCCATCATATAAACACTTGTCCAATATTTTTCACCAAAATAAAAATTTGATGCTTGATATACGTAGCCACATTTTCCCATTATTCCGTCTGCCATGGTGTATAGGAATAAACATTTAGTATTTTGTTTCATCCATTTTATGATGCCGGAAATCATTTGAGATTCAGAATTTCGTGGCATATCTTCAGACATACACATTTTACCTATCTCAAAATAGTCTTTTGATTCAAGACCAGGAAACATCTTATTAATAGTTTGTCTGGGTTGTGTGCCCCAACCTAGAGTTAAAACACCCTTCAATTCTTCTTTTATAAAAAAACCTAAAAAATGTTTTGTTATAGAGGGCATAACAGGAGAATAATGATATTTTTGAATAAACTCAGTCGCATCAAATTTTGATATCTGCTTTATTTCAAAATCATGTTTCATCCAACTTATCTCCGATATTTGCTATATTATCTTTGTGTATTGTAACTTTGTCATTAAAGAATGATTCTAAACTATTTGTTGGTGTTGTGTCAATCTTTTTTTTCTTTGTAACCTTTTTTACTAGTTCGGGTTCTTCTTTTTTCAATCCACGGTATGTTTGATTTGCTGCAATTAATAACAACACAGCAAGTGGGTCAAAAACAATAATAATGACAAAGATTACCAATCGAACTGCTTTGTCAATTAAATCATGGTCTTGCGTACCATATACTACCTCGGCAACGTACTTGATAGGTCCCAAGTCTGATTCAGCCTTCTTAACTTCCAAGGATAAAGGAAGCTTTTCTTCTGTAAGTTTCTGAATCTCTTTTTGAAGCCCTGCATTCTCAGCAGCGATTCTCTGACGGTCTTTCTGTTGGGCTTTGCGTATCTGTGATGCCCTCTCGGCACCCCTTTCGTCTTTCGACCTGCCCATAATTTGGTCGACAGCTTCATCATACTGATTAAGGTTCTTGTCATTCCTCTCAATGGTCGCTTGGAGCGATTTAATTTTTTCGTCATATATTTCTACCTTTGCTACTTGTGGTGCAATCGTTGATGAATGTTCAATGTGTGCTTTTGAAAGATAACCAAAAATGCCCATTGAAGTGATTCCCATGAGTAATATTACAGCAATCAAGAAATAGACTTTTAAAGCAGAGAATGTTTCTTTCCAATGATTGTATACCCATGATACAGTTACTAGTTTTGCTGCTTCAAGTACAGAACCCATAATGATAATTGGCCAGTATGAGCCAGGAAATATCTGAGCAAGACCTATCACTGAATAGTATGCTGCAATACCAGACAGCGCAAGTGCAGTCAAAAAAGGTAAGATGACTTGTATCATGGATTTTCTTTTGCGTGTGGAACATCAAACACTAAAACAATTCTATCAATAGTTCCAATATTTTTTGCTGAGTGTTCTAACTTATTATTAAACCAAAATAGAGTTCCTGGCTCAACAATAATTTTTTCATCACCAACAACATATTCATAAGTGCCTTGTATTGAAAGATGATATCTATCTTTATTCAGATAATACTTACCAAAGTCTACATGTGCGCCAGTTACACCGCCTGGTGGTAATGCTAAGAATCCAGCACGTTTAAACTCTTTAAAGTGCCTCTTCAGAAAACCAACAGCTTCAGTGTGACGTTGATATGGTGGCGCAGGAATACATCCCTCAGAGTCAAAAACATATTCATCTGGATGAGTGATTGTGCCAATAACAAGTTGAAGAACAGCAGCTTGACTTATATAAGTGTGTGGGTCTAATACTTTGGTATCTGGCATCTTTTGTTGATAATTCCAATCTCCAGGATTATCATTCAGTTGTTTCAGTATTTTTGAAACATTAATACCAGTTTTGATGATTCGTATATTCTTCATGAGAAAAAGTCTTCAAGTGTAGATTGCTTTTCTGTTTTCCAATCAATACAATTTAAAATCAATTTGATTGGGTCTAGAAAAGTTTTTTCAAACTGCATATCATAATCAATATATTCTTGTAGGTCAAACTCTTTTGGCAATCTCGTTGGGAAAGATATTACCATATCTCTGATTGGATTTGGTGTTTTCAAGTAAGTAAACTTTAACTTCTCACCTTCTTTTACAGATGGATACTTGTTGGTAAGCTTATACTGTTTTAGATAGTGATTGTATAGTATCGCACCCTTGACATGAATTGGTGTTCCCTTTTTATATATTGTAACGGAATCAGAATATTCAGACAGACCATTGCATCCACGAGGAAAAGATACATCTTCTACAGGTAATGTTTTAAACTCTTCTCTGAAGTCGGCAATAAATTGTTGAACTGTTTCTTCATCTGTGTTGACTACCAAATCAATCAGCTTATACATCTTGTCACGCACAACAGTTGGTGTTGATGACTTTACCATCTCAAGACCCATAACTTTGAGTTTTGGTTTGGCGTACTGAACACCTTCGTTGTTATACACATTCAGAATGTATCTTTTCTTTGCAGTCCAGATACCTTTGTCTGAAAGACCCTCACGTTTCATCTGCATCTTCTGTTCATACGCATGAACGTAATCAGCAAGTTCTTGATATGACTTGTCAATATATGGCTGAATTTTTTGCTCACAAACTTTGTCCATGAATTCAATTGCTTTTGCACCAGACAAAGTTACTTTACCATCTACGCCATATACTTTCTTTACAAGAGGACCAAGATTTAAATAAATCGAATCTGTGTCTGATGCAATTACATAATCATTATTTGATTTGAGTACATCATTCATATACTCATTCAGCTTGTTTTCAATCCAACGAATCGATAGCTGACCGGTTTGTGTTACAGCAAGAGCAATACGCAAATCATAGAAACGGAAGTATTGTGAACCCATGATACCATAAGCAGAGTTCAATGAAACTTTCTTTGCAAGTTGTAGATTGTTATAACGTGCAATCAGTTTTTCAATTTCTTTTCTCTTTTTCTTGTCTGTTTCATTCTCATATTCTTGTTGAGCCTTCAGCATCTCTTTCTTGAACTTCTTTCGGTCATCATACATCTCAGACATCATCTTAGGAAGAAAGCCCTGTTTATCTGTACGAAAGAATTGTCCGTTCGGAGTAATCGTCACATCTTTTAGCACCGATGTGTCTACTCTTTTATCAAGCAAACTATCTACAGAAGCCTCAGATGAAAGCTTACGCATATCCGGAGAATAGTTTGAGTTATCAATCAACGTTTCGGGACTAATATTGTACTGCATGATTAGGTGTGGATACAGACTGTTCAAGTCAAACGATGCCACATAATCATGCAAACCAACTTGCGGGTCTTTGACATACGCACCCTCAAAAGCTTCGTTCTTTTTTACAACTCTTCTTGGTGGTACGATGATTTGTTTATCAAGCAGATAGTTATAAATCAATGCATCCCACATTCTTGTTTGTGCAAATACATCGCCGAAGTTTGATTTGGTATCATATGCAAGAGTAAGTGCAAGTTCAATCAACTTCAACTTATCTTCAAGTGCAAGAACAAGATGAACGTCTTTGATATTATAGTCAATAAACTTTTGATAGTCTAACTTGTATAGCTGATGAAGATTATCATACTCATCATATGACAACTTAGTTTCATCCAACTCATTACTTGCAATCGTTTCAAGTTTGTAGTTTTCAACATTCTTACCACCAGGAGCATACCATTGGTACAACTCAAGATAATCAAGTGCTGCAACGCCAACGATTTCATATGCGGTTTGTTTCTTACCTTTGAAAGTCAACTCACGGTCGGAAATGATTTCCCAAGGAGAGAGTTTCTTTACATCATCTTCGCCAAGTATACGTTTGAAACGATTGATAAGATAAGGAACATCAAAGAACTTGATATTCCAACCAGTAAGAACATCAGGGCAATTGCTTGTCCAATCAGCAAGAAACTTTTCACAAAGGTCAATTTCATCTTCACATAAAATGTAGTCAACATCATCACGATTATTTTTATAAGTTCCACAACCATAGACTGTAGTACCACCATTTAACTGATGAATACCAATTGCAGTGATTGGTTCTGTTGCTTTGTATGGGTCAGGAAATCCATTTTCAGAACCAACTTCGATATCTATGAAAGCGATAGATAAATCAGAAATATCCCAATCAATGTTACCTCTAAAATTGTCAGCAATAAAGGCGTATTCATACCTTGTATTGCCAAAGATTTGAAAGTTTGAAACATCTTCATAACGTTTGACAAAATCACGTGCCTCCCTAATAGTATCAAAGGTCATTGGCTCCAATGGTTCATTGAATAATGAATTCCATTTGGACGGTTTATTAGACTTCAAAAACAAAGTCGGAGAGTATTTGACTTTGCTCTTTACTCTCCGACCGTTATTTACACCACGAAACAATATGTGATTGTTGTGGACACAAACATTCGTGTAATATTTTGACATTACAATTTTAATCCTGCTGGTGCGATTTCAATACGACTAAACATGCGATTATATTGACTGAGTAAATCCGCCACGGGTGTATTGACAGTCAGAACATCATCATATTTAAAATTGATTCCTCTATCAAACTCTTCAACAAAAGCAAGATATGGTGCAAAACCAACTCCACCAGAATCATTTGCTGAACGTGGTGGAACAGCAATCACTTGCATAGGATTTTTAAGTGTGAAGCCAATATTACCATCATCTGTGACTTCACCCATGATAGTTTGATGAGTTTTAAAAGTAAAACATTTAATTTCACTCATACTGTCACCTGTGTAGTAGATTCAAGAACATCAAGTGTTACCCATTTTTTAGGAAACAACATTTCGCGGCCGCGAAAGTCTTCGATATTATAAGTTGGGTCATCAACCAGACCAATAAGTTCCACTTTGTTGTCGAACTCTCTCATTGCAAGGTCATACTTGTAAGCTTTAGGAAGTTTTGGATTAGCTTCAGCAAGTTGCTTTGCGATTTTGGCGATAATGCTCATAACGCTCTCCTTTTTGTTATTAAACTTGAACAACTTCAATTTCACATTTTTTTAGAAAATTAATACCATCTACACTTCGATAATCATTCTTGTAATACACCTCCTTAATTCCTGCTTGATATATTATTTTAGCACACTCTAAGCATGGTGCGTGAGTAACAAATAAACTTGCACCGTCACTTGTGTTTGTTGACCGAGAAACTTTAGCAATTGCATTTGTCTCAGCATGAAGAACTTCTTTTTTAGAATGTAATTTACTCCAACCATGAGCATTTTCGGTATAGCCATTGTGTAGCATAAATCGGTCACTCTGTTGACATTCATCTTTTAAGACATACTCGATTTCTTCACAATCATTGTCCCATCCACTGGGCATACCATTATAACCAATACCAATGATTGTATTCTCTTTGACGATTACGCATCCCACTTGCAATCTTTTTGCTGTTGAAAGTTCAGCATATACTTCTGCCGCTTTCATGTGCGCTTTGATAAATTTATATTTCATAAGTAAGCACTCACTCGCTATGTAGGAATCATCGAAAAATCAAGTAAACAAAACCAAAGGGACATAGTGTGCTTTCATTTCATTAGCCGCAACAAAGAAAGGAAAGAATCTTTCGCCTAAAAATCCAGGATAACGCCATGGACTTCCTTGATGATGATACCATCCTAACGTTTTATTGTTCTGAATCAAATATTCTTGTGTCGGATACGTGTTGTCAGTTTTCTGCCAAATATATTCCATTATTGCAAAGTATTCACTTGCGTATTTTCTGAAATAATCTTTACGCATGATGTAAGTTGTCTCATAGTTTACATGGTTACCTTGAAACCAATCAATCGATTTCTTATACTCTGGAAATAATTCTAGAATTCCTTCTATAAACAAATCCCAATATTCTTGTGGCTCAGATGCCAAATATTGTCGTTCAACTGACCAGGGTATAATCGAACGTGTATTTGTTATTATATCATAACTGTCCAGAATATCAAGTGCTTTTTCTTTCTGAATGTCGGAAGAAAGAAAATTAATATGATTTGGGTCTGTTGGATAAACAATCTTTGCGGTGTCTACATCTTCTGGCTGTGCGCCTTCTATTAACAGATAGCGACGGTAGGTTGTGCAGCCAATGTAGTCTGCATTACAATTTTTCCAAAGCCAATATTCGGTAGCTTGTTGTCCCATTGCTTTCAAAAAATTCTTTTCAGAAACGTCAGGATAATACTTTTGATATTTCTGAATGCGGTCTTCTGCTAATGATGTGTTGATTGAATATTGTTCGAACTGAGGATTTTGAAATGCAACATCACCAGCATGAGATACTTTCATCCAAGAAGAATGAAAGTTAAAAGGATAGTCACTGTGAAAGTGACTCAACGTCAAAATAGATTTCATAATTTTAGGTTATTTAAAGTGGGGCTTGCGCCCCACTGTATTACGCTGCTTTTTTCTCTTCTTGTAGAAGTTGAGGCTCAAAGAATTTTAGTTCGTTACCAATTTCAATACGTTTTGGTTTCTGATGTTCTGGAATAATATTGATAAGACCCACACGCAGAATACCATCTTTGAGTTCTGAACTGTGTACTTCGATAGTATCAGCAACAGTAATTGTTTTTGTAAAATTACGTGCAGCAATACCTCTATGAAGATATGTCGCTTGTCCCATCTCATCTTCTTCTTTGACACCTTTAATTACAAGAGTATTTTTTTCTCTAGTAATTTCAATGTCATCTTTGCTGAAACCAGCAACTGCAAGTTCAACAATGTAGCGATTCTCATCTACTCTGATAATATTGTGATATGGAAATGTGTTGATTGTTTGTTGTGCTGGCGTAGTAGACAACAATTTCTCAATATCGTCAAAGAAACGATCAAAGCCTAAAGTTTGATGTAGTAGTGGGCTAATACGAGTGATAGTCATAGTTTTCTCCTTAATTAAGCAAGTTAAATTACGTGACCCCGAAGGCATCACGACTCACTTGGCAACCGTAAACGCTGTACGATTGACAAGATAAGTTCGATTGGGATTAGATAATTGAAACACACGAATAAACTCATTGTTTCCTTCACGCATTACATCATCATAATCCCTAGTATACACTTCTTCTTTGGTATACTTATTAATTAGTTTCACATGATTGGCTTTCACTTTATTCATGACAAGTTGTCCTTAGTCAGGTCTACCTTTTTTACCTATATTATATTTAGCAACAAGTTCCCAATCATCTTTTTCTTTAAAAGAAATAATTTTAATTTGATGAATTGGTGCCATATTTTCTTTTAGTATATCATAGTTTACAATCTTTAGCAAGCCCCATTCTTCAAGTAAATTAGCAATTGCATTTCGTCTTTGTATATCATTTTCGGTAATAGTTGACAGTTTACCGTCCAGTGCAAACAATTCTTTAAAATGAACTATGTAATATTTACCTTGTTTATGAAGAATGTGACAGGATTGATAAAGAACACGTTCTTTTCTACTCGACACTCCAATACGTGTCAAAGTTTCACGAACTTTTAAAAAGTCATCTTCATGTTTTAGAACGACTTCAACGAATTTGGATAAATCAACCATATCATTTTCCTAATCCACCTCTATGGGTTTCTTCTTTTATTTGTTGGATTTGTTTTTCGCTAAGAAGGCGCAAAGCTTCTCTTGCTTTGGAATTAGACAGGCCAAAAGCCAGTTTGATACATTCCAAATCATCGTTTTTTTCTGCCTTAGCCCACTTCGCAAACGGTCTTTTCATAGACCTTATGGTATTTAGTAAAAAGTCGTTTTGAAGCTTTTTGTCCAGGTGATGCCGACGATTCATCTCGTTGGCAAAAAGAACACAGTCACTATGTTGAGACAAAGCACGATTGGTCAGAAAAGGTTGATAATCTTTCTCGGACAAATCGTCAACAATCAGTTGCTTTTTGGACTGAAGAATAGCTTTAACGTAGTCAAATGGGTCGCTCATTTAAACTCCACGTTGGCCATCAGTTCAGTCAGACAAGCAACAAGATTGATTTCTTGGTCAGCAACGAATGCTTGTTTATATTGATAGTCTGCAATGATAACTACTGCTTGTGGAATACTCTGAGGCTTTGCAATGTCATACAAAGCATCATATAGTTTACGAAAGAATGTCGTGCTATCAATATCAGTTGTCGCTGCCCATTTACGGACGGACGTAAAGTCTTTTTCTTTCAGATGTTTGACAATCTGTGAAATAGAAATGTCACCAATCTGAGAGAGGATGCCTACATCAATCTTGCCGAGTTGAGAGTAGCGTTGTAGTTCATTGATAGCACGACGAAAATCTGGAAAGTGTTTTTTGATAAGTTCAGCAATCACTTTCTCATCATATTCTACTTTTTCTGTGTTTAGTATGTGTGTGATGCGTTTGAAAAACGCTGATGCCATTTTGGTTTTTTCACCATTCTGCAAACGAAAATCGATTACAGCGCACCGACTGTGTAGTGGCTCAATGATTCTGCTTTTGAAATTACAAGTGAAAATGAATGAACAGTTTACTGCAAACTCTTCAATGGCATTTCTTAGAATTGCTTGTGCGTTTGGAGTTAGATAGTCAGCTTCATCTAGGATGACAACTTTACGACCACCAGTAAACGACATTGATGATGCATAGTTCTTGATTTTTACACGAATTGTGTCAACACCATTCTCATCAGAACCATTGAGAATCATGTAGTCGCAACCGATTTCGTTGCACATTGCTTTGGCAATTGTTGTCTTGCCTACGCCCGCCCCACCAGTCAGAAGAAGATTTGGTATCTCCTTCTGCTGTACGTACTGTTGAAAAGTTTCTTTCAAGCGTTCTGGTAGAATGCAATCTTCTACCGTTTGGGGACGATAACGTTCGGTCCACAGGAGATGTTCCATTGAATTTCCTCACAATAATCATAATAAAAAAAAAAATAATACTACTGAGCAGTGTTAAGTCGAGCTACAACATCAAGAGATGACCCCTCAACAATAATAACTCCTGTCATAGTATCAATAATACTAGAACCATCTTCTTCAAAAACACTTACAACATAACGATTATCAATCGCTACGGACTTTCCATCCGTATCAGTAAACCATACTAACATTATTCACCCTCGTATTTTGAACCAGTTTCAGTTGCAATCCAGTATTGAAGATTCAATGTTTTATGTTTAAAGTTTGAAATACCTTTCGATGAAATCTTAACATCATAAGCACCAGAAATCATTTTAAGATTCTCAACCTTAAACAACATCTTGAACTTCTTGTTGCTGGTTGCAATCTCAAGTGATTCTGTATGTGCTGCATCATTCTGTGGGTCAAATGTTGTCACAGAAAGTTTTGAGCCATCAGATTCAATTGCAATGAACGGTGAAGAGAGAACTGACGCTGCTTTAAGAATCCAGTCAAAATCTTCCTGATTCAGAGTAAAAGAAATCTCTGGCTCAGGCATTGCAATTGCTTTATCTGGTGCAGCAACAAGCATATGTGGCGCACAGAATCGATACTTGATTTTACTACGACCCTGTAGACCAGAAATCAAAACATTATTGTCTTGAAAGTCTAGGACTGGATCATCTTTGTGTAGAGAAAGAACTGAGAGAAAATTGTTCAAATCAAATACACCAAAGTCTGTAGGAATTTCTTCATTGATTGTTGCTTCAGCCATTACGTTCTTTTGACTAGACACTGTACGGAGTGTCTTACCTTTTTTGAACATAATACCTTGATTGATTGTTGCAAAATTCTTCAGCAACGTAAGTGTGTTATCAGAGAGTTTCATAATTTATTTCCTTGTCAAATCGTGATTGTGTAATGCAAGTATAGCATAGTGAACAACTTTCATCAAGTCATCTCTATTGTAGCCATTCTTTTTACCGTATCGCTGTGTATACTTCAAAATATTTCCAATAAAAAATCCTTCACCGTGTCCAGAATCAACGATGAATTCTGATGCTTGGAATTTATTTTGAGCATAATGTTGACCATATGTCTTATCGATATATTCTTTCAATTCTTTAAGAATACGGTCTTCACTAAATTTATAGTTAATAGATTTATTCAAAGATGATATATCAAAGGTTTCTATTTCAAGTTTTTCATCATCAACAACCTCATACATTTTATCATAAACCATTATAGTTTTCCTGTATATTGTGCAACAGCAGGCATATTACCAGTGAATGCATATGTACCAATGTGTTGAGTTCTCATCCAAGGACATAACCAAACTTGTCCACCAATCTTACGCCACATTTGGCAGAACATGTAATCTTCAGATAGATAACGGTCAGAACCACCACCAGTATAACTGTCAGTAGTATCAATCACTGTATCAAAGTATGCATGAATGTAACGTGAACCATCAAAGTGTGCTTGTCCAACATGGTCTGGCTTGTAACGAATCTTTGGAAATTCTGTTGCAAGCTTTTCGAACACATGACGCTTAATCATCATATGACCAGTACCAATCTCCATAACTTCAAGTGGTTCGGATACTTGAAATTGTTGCGTACCCTTCACAACATTGAACACATATTCGCCAACAAGATTTTCAAGTTCACGAGGATTCAAATCTGGATGACGCCGAGCAGTATCGGCAATGTTTTGCCAATTGATTGATTTCTTCGGATATGGACCACCAATAACATCTTTATCGAGAGCCATCAATGCAACAACATCATTTGGGTCAAAATGAATATCTGAATCGATAAACATCATATGGGTATAATCTGAGCGTAGAAATTCATCTACTAGATAATTTCTTGCTCGTGTAATGAGTGATTCATTAAAAAGGAAAGAAAATTTGACTTCAATACCATACTTAATCATAATGGTCTGAAGGTCGAGACAAGATTTCATGTACAAACCGTGATTCATTCCACCATACATGGGTGTCGCAATGAACAGTTTGTTTTTTCTTAGGTCTTCAAGGTTGACTTGTATCTGCATAATTTATCCATAAAAAAGAGTAGAAACACATATTATATATATGCTCCTACTCTAAAACTCACTTCTTTTTAGGCAAAAACTTCTGCGCCAAAAACTGCATGTGCTGCTGCAACCATTTCGCGGCTAGGTTTGCCAAGACGATAGTAAGTGATTGTCTTACCGTTATCGAGGGTTTTCTTGTTGGTATAAATGCAGTGACCTTCAGAACGAAGTTCTTCAATGCGGGCACCAACATTAGTGATACCAAAACGGGCACGAATTTGTGCCGCAGTGAGTGTGTTGTAGCCAGAATCTTTAGAAAGATAGTTTAGAATTTTCTGTTTAGCAGACATTCAATTTACTCCATTAAAAAATAGTCGCACAAAAAAAGAAATAGTAGAGGCGACTGTTCTCTACATATTGTCAGTATATAAAAAAAAGGGGAGTGTGTCAACACTCCCCTTGGTAAATGTTAGCTTAGAAAGGAATTTCTTCCGTATTTGTTTCTGCTGTAGGTGTTTCGGCAGTTTTGATAGAATCAACATCAGCACCACCATCAACTTTGGTATACAAGTCAAGGAAAGTAACCGAAGTATCAACATCAAAACGATTCAAGCAATACTTAATTGCTTTGATTTTATCACCGTAGATACCGTATGTTTTAACGATATGTACCAAACGGCGGGTCGAGATAACCTCATCACAACCACCTTCAGTGAAAGTATTACGAATCACTGTAGCCCAAGTCACAAGCTTTTTGGCGAAGTCATCATCTTCACGATTAACCGACTTCAATTCTTTTTCAATGATTTTCTGTTCAACTTTCGCAGGAGGCCATTCTTGTTCCATCGTATTAGGAAAACGCTCAAGAAACGCCTCGTTCAATACGTTGGTAAACATATAGCGACCATCTTCAGAACCCTTACCCTTTGTGTTAGCAGTAGCAAACACAGTAAAGCCAGGAGCAGGAGCAACAATTTCGTTTTTCTTTTTCAAAAGAAACGGCTTACCCTCAAGGACACGCTGAAGGCAGGACAGATTTTGTGCGCCGTAATCAATCTCATCAATACACAATACAGCACCCTGGCGGGCTGCAACGGTAACAGGACCATCACGCCATTCCATCTGACCGTTGATCAGAACATAGTTACCAAGAAGATCGCCTTCATCGGTTTCTGGTGTCATTGATACACAAACGAATTTACGTTTTGCTTTGGCACAAGCTTGCTCAATTGACATTGTTTTACCGTTACCAGAATGACCCGTAACGAAAACAGGGAAGAACATATTTGATTGTACAATTGACAACACATCAGCAAAGTTGCCAAAAGGTACATAGTTTGAATACTGCGTTGGTATCAAATCAGTAACTTCTAGGTCAGTTGTCACATTTGCAATACGATTACCAGCGACTGGCTCAGGCTTTGCAAGCGGAATCACTTGTGCAGCCATATTGATAGCCACGGACGCAGCCGGTGCCGCGTTGGATGCAGCGGGAACACGATAAACACCACGCTTTACTTTGTTAGATTCATCATTCACGAACCACTGAGGAACGGGAATACTTAGCTTTTCAGCAATTGCAACAACATCAACTTTTGTAACTTCAGATTTGCCAGTTGCAATAAGTGCATCAATAAAAACCTGGCGTTTAGCAGAACGACTTGCCATAATATAAACTCCTCATCACAGTAGAAACTACATTATAAAGAAAGTTCCACACTTTGTCAAGCAGCAATCATACCAATGAATCGTGAAACCAGAACCCGATTCACTTGACGATTTTTGGTAAACTTACCAAATGCTTTTGACAGACTAGTTGCGGTAACTTTATCGGGTGCATCAAACGTGTCATCACCAACATTCAAATCATTACCACCAGCAATGATGAAAAATGATTCGTAGCCATCATTTTTGGATTCAAGATACTTATTTTTACGGAAGATTTTTGCATACTTGCTATAAACTTCATTAGTAGCACACTTCCATTCCCAAGTATATTTTTTGTTACTATCATCGGCAGCAAGAACTTCATCATTCACAAACCGACGGCGAATAACATTTCTAACTTGTGAATCTGGTGCAAGATAGAAACCAATTATTTTAGCACCAGTGGTTTTAGTCAACCACTTTGATACCGCAATTCTGGCACCGTTCTCATCATCAGACAATTCAAATTGCAGTTTTTCTTTTTTGTCGCACAGAAAAACATTCTGATAACCCACACGATAATAATTTCTTGTGCCATTATTATGATAGCTAGTTGTTGTATCAGCATCGCCATCGTGAACCACACACAGATTGACAATATCAAGATTGTTCAATTTGCGAAATTCTTTGATGACTGGCTGAGAAGCAATCAAAGCCTCAGTCAATGGTGTGTTTGATAAACTTTCACTCTTAGGACGCTGAAAGAATTTACCATACGAATATCTGTATTGAAACGCATCCATAACGCACAGAATGTTTTTCACGGCATTCGAAAATTCAGAATTACTCATTTTCGAATTAATCATCTCACGCAGGTACACACTAGAAAGTTGCAAGTCACCTTCTTTTTCAGAAAAGCAACCAGTGCTGTAGCTTTTCAGAATTACATTACCGTACTCATCAAACGATGGGTCCGAAGGAAAATCCATGTGTCGGACATTCTCTGCATTACCAAAACCATATGCACTGAACGGAATGCTTACTTTACGGCAGAACAATGCCAGAATCAGAATTTGTTCTAATGATGCCGTAAGATTTTCGGACATTGAACCAGACTTATCAAGTAACAGAACCAAACCGTGCGACTTACCCTTAGGAACACGCATGATTTTTTTGAAGATATTATCATCAATCTGATATTTGAATACACGGCTGATATCAATATCACCAGTGGACGCAGTTTTTGCTTTTGCAAACCGTTGTGCAGCCTTACGCATCTCAAATTCTTTTGCCAGAAGAGAGATATACCGTTCATTTTTCTTACGAAAATCTGCATACAAATTATTGGCAACTTGCTGATAATCTTGCCGTTGTTTGGAAAAATCTTCAGTCAAAAGTTCCTGAACACGTTTTGCTGGCGTGACAATGTTTTTCAGATTCGGCGCAGGAATGTTTACATAAACATATTCACGTGAATTTTTTGCAATAAGACTAGATTCATTTGCACGAAAGTTTTCATCAGTTTCACACCGAGGTTCAAAGTCATCTAAGCCCTCTGAAAGGCTTTTCGATTCTTTATAACGATTGATAGCATTACCCTGTTCAGATTCTTCGAAAGATTCATCATCTTCAGATTCACCGTCAGACTTTGCGGATTTTGTACCTTCACCATCTTCATCGGATTCTTCACCATCACCGTCAGATGAATCATCAGAATCTTGGTCACCATCTTGACCGTTCGCTTTTGTTTTTGCTTTTTGTTTACCTTTGCCATCAGTCTCGGCATCACCGTCACCAGAACCGACTTCAGATTCTTCACCATCTTCATCAAACTCATAGCCAAAATCATCTTGAGGCATTTCGGTTTGTTGTTGTTCTTCTTTTGAATAGTCCCAAATTTCATCCGTCAATTTCAAGGCTTCTTCAAAAGATTCACAAGCCTGAACACGTTCAACAAAATCTTTTTCAATGTCATTGAACTGAATGTCCATTGTATAACTGGACTTTGTGTATAAGTTCAGTCGGTCAATGAATGACATTGAATTGATATCACGACCCTTTAGACCAAAGAAGTCACGGTTCATTAGTTCACTGAAGCCGTTGATAAAAGATTTACGTAGACCAGGATAACGGCGTTTTTGGCGCTTCTCAATTCGTGCATCTTCAACCACATTGAGAAAGCCCTTGTAACTACGACCGCGGTCATGAACAGCACCATGCCAACCATCGGCAGGTGTATCGATAGCGTGACCAACTTCATGACCCATTAGCAAGTCATAAAGATCGCCAGACATTTCTGTCCAGATAGGACATGTTAGAATACGATTTTTAGGATCAAATGATGCCGTATAAGTTTTGGCATGTTGAACAGTGAGATTCTCGGTTGCCATCAGTTTGGCAAGACCAGACTTTTGATTTTGAATGTTGTTCATTTGAAACCTCGTTTACTATTGAAATGTAATAGTATCAGGGATATAAATGTTTGTCAAGTCTAAATTGACGTTATCATTTACATAAGAATCAATTGCTTCCAGAACTATATCTATGCCGTAATTACTTATTGCATTTTTGATATCAAGAATAGCATATTGATAACCAATTTCATTTTCATCAACAACATCTTGTAAAGTTGACATCTTTATCTCCAATCATCACTATACATCTAGTATAATCGGAGATAAATGGATTGTCAAGCTTTGAAATTCGTTACAAGTTTCATACCATATTCGTTTGGTTCTTTTGGTAAAATGATGTCTTTTTTGTAACGCAGTTCATTCTTCTTGAATGGTGAATAGTCTACGTAATGATGCCAGCGTTTGTATCGCCAGACCATTCGTGCAACATCTGGATGCATTCTTACCAGCATCTCAGATTTGTTTCTCGTACCTTCAGCATTCACACCATCAATCCAAACATTCTTTTCAATACCTTCTTTGTGATAAAACTCTTCAGTGTTACCACCCTTAACAGTTTGTGTTGCTGCTTTACCTTGCAAGAATGCATTGAACTGAATAGTACAATCACCATCTTTCAAAACACGCAGACAGATATCAGTGTCTTCATTGTAACGACCACGCCAACGATGTTTACAATTGTTATCTATCAACAGTGTAGAATAGATTCGAGTATTCTTTACATAAGGTGGATAACTTTGATTTGGTGCAATAAAGAATCGATACTGAAAACCAGAGATTGGTACATTCTCAAATCGGTCAACAAAATCTTCTGCTGCTTTGAAGATAACACCAGACTCTACACGGATACGATAGTTTTGATGCAGTCTATAGAAATCAGAAATATTATCATCAAGTACCCAATGTTTATCTGCACCAATAGAAATAGAATGATCCCATGCAAAGTTTCTTGCACGACCAGGGCCATCACCATGATTACTGAATGGTGCAACAATCAACGTGACATAATCACGAATATTAAATTTATCTAATGCTTTATCATACGCTTCTTCATCTTGTGGTTCAATCACAATATAATGAGGTACTTTCATTCTGGACAATGATTTTGACGTAATCATTGTATCAGAACGACCCTTAGAAACGATATAAACTGGATGTGTCGGATTCGTCATTTCTTTTCCATATCAAAGGTTTGTTATTCCATATTCCACATTTGATGTTATCATAGTGTCTTCTTTTCAAATGCTGATTAAACATCTTGCTTATTTTTTCTTGACTCACCATTGTACCATAAACATCATATTGTGTAAAGTGTCCCATCCCCCATGTGTTGAATGAGTTTGCAATTATCATATGTTTCGGTTTTAGAGTACCAATAATATCGTCAACGTGTTCAATCGGATTATAAATGTGTTCAAAGTATTCTGAAGCAAATAATATATCAACAGGTTCGCCAATCTCAGTAATTGAGCCAACTAGATTGAAGTTCATTCTTTCTGCCATTATTTCACAGAACTTCCATTGTTTAGTATCTCTTAGATTGATTGCATAAACTTTGGCTTCAGGAAATAACTGTTTCAATAAACTTGTGCTGTAACTTATACCACAACCAATATCAACAATAACTTTAGGTTCTTTCAGTTCTCCAAAGTGTGATGACTTTAAAATTCTTTTAACGTAGTCTCGACTATATGAGACAAAACAATTGAACACATCAATAAAATAGTAGTCATGATTGTAAACCTCATAGATGTTTCCGGTATCTGTATTTGCTAAATCATCATACCATTTGTTCGACAATTCTTGAAAGATTTTATCAGTCTTTCGAATTGCTCGACACTCTTCGGCATCTATAGAAAACAAACTGCCATAATCTTTGAGAAAATACTCAAACAATACTTGAGGCTTTTCTTTAAGAAAATCTACTTGACTCATGCCTCAATCCATCTCTTCAAAGAGTTTTCATCTCTTTCAAGTTTTGGATACCAGATTGATTTTGTTTTCTCTGTAAGATTTTGGTCCACCAATTTTGCAAACGCTTCATAATCTTCTTTGTTTCGGAAATGAAGATAGATTGTTTTATATGTTTTCTTATCATTCTGTTCAAACATTGGCATACCAACCCAATGCTTTTGCCATTCGGCATTTTGAACATCAACGCCTTCATTGTCATCATCACTCTCACCAAAAAAACGATTTAGAGTTGGTGGTTGATATTCATCAGTAAGCAACTCCATACAATTTTCATATGTGCCAGTTTCTTGAATCTCAGACTTTTTCATTTTTCTTTCCTCTAATAATTTTCTTTACCATCTTATTAGCTTTCTGTCTTGCCATTTTTAATGCAAGTGGTTTAACATACTCAGTATATCTTATTCCATCAAGGTGGTCAAGTTCATGTAGGAAACAACGTGCAGAAAGACCTTCTAATCTCACTTGTTTTGTTTCACCGTTTTCATCCAAAAACTCTGCTTCAATCCAAGATGGACGGTCAACATTCAAAAACAATGCAGGAAAAGAAAGACAACCTTCTTTATCTTTTACAAATGGACCAGCTGCGGTAACTTTTGGATTGATGCATACTAGTTGAAACTCTTCTGTTCCAATTACAAACATTCTTTCAGCAACACCACACTGATTTGCTGAAAGACCAAGACCAGCATAAAGCTTCATCGTCATCTTCAATCGTTTACTCAGTGTAACTAATGCTGGTGCTGGAAACGTACCAGTATATTCTGGTATTTTTTGACCAAGCATAGAAAAATCTTCTCCGTATACACGAAGAGGATCAATTCTTTCGGCTGTTTGTAGACCAGCAGATGTATCAATTGTTAGAATTTCACTCATTTCATTATCCTCGAAAAGTTCTTTGATTTCTCAAATCGAATTGTATTAGCAAATTTATCTTGCAGTATATCACCCTTATGACTTATAACAAAAAGATTAGCGTCATTTAGTGTATGCAATATTTTCATCAAGTCTTCTGTACCACCAACATCAAGGCTTGAATCAAACACTTCATCAAGTATCAACAAGTTCGTATTTATGGAATTTTTTAACTTAGCAATCGCTCTCCATGTCAACATCAATGACATATCAATACGTTGTTTCTCACCCTCTGAGAAATTATGATAGCTGAAATCATCACGATGTCTTGACTTGATTGTTTCTTTAAACGATTCATCCAAATTAAAGTTGACAAAGAAGTCCATGCTAGACAGATATTTGTTAACCAGTTTATTGATGACTGGTAAATACTGTTTTACAATATTGGTTTTGATACCAGTATCTTTGAGTAATGTTGAAGCAACATCATAATATGCTTTATCATCAATTAACTGTTTCAATTCACTCTGTGCTTGTTTGATCTGATTCTGAATTGTAACTAATTCGTTTTGATTTGAATCTTCTTTCTCAGTCGTTTGTAATTCTTTAATTTGTTTCTCTAATTTGGTGATTGCAGTTTGCAAGCCCTGCATACCAGTCTTCTTGGTAGCAACTTCAATCTTTAATGTATTTAATTTCTTTTCATCATCACGTATAACTGTTAGAATATTTTCTTGTTCAGTAATTTTTGTTCTCAGTTCTCCTATACCACCAGACAGTTCTTGCTCTTTCGATTGAAGTTCTGAAAGCTGCCCCTCTTTAAACTCCAGGGTAATGGCTTGCCTACAGGTTGGGCAATCAGGATTGTGTTCGTAGAAATGTCTATCATGTTCCACTTTGGATATCTTGCTTTCAATTTGCGACTCAATCTTTCTAAACGCAGCAATCTTCTTCTCAACTTCAGGTGCTTTTGCCACGTGGGCATCCAACTCGGTGATGGTTTTGCCCAACAAGTCAATTTCATTTGATAAGGAGACAATGCTTTCTCTACTACTCTGTATCTCTTTCTCATATTCTTTTATCTTCTCTTCATTGTTTTGATTGAGTTTGTCTAGATGCTCTTTCTTCAAATCATAACGTTGCTTGTATAATTCAATTTCATTCTTCTTTTGAATCATCAAGTCTTTATTATTTGAAAGTCTCTCTTTAACAAGACTATTCATTGTGGAGAAGATTTGAATGTCAAGCAAATCTTCTATGATTGCTCGACGGTCAGCAGCAGATAGCTGCATGAAAGGAGTAAAGGATGCTGAACCAAGGATTACAATCTGTGTAAAAGACTTATAGTTTAGTTTGAGAATAAACTTCTCTAGATAGTCTTGATAATCTCTTACAGCCGCGTCTTGGTTCAGCAAAACTTGGTCTTGGTATATCTCAAACGTATTTGGTTTTATACCACGAATAATCTTATATTCTTTATTACCAATAGAAAACTCAATCTCAACGACACAATCTCTGCCGTTAATACTATTTAGAAGATTCGGTTTGTTGACATTACGGAATGGTTTGCCAAATAGCACAAAACACAATGCATCTAGCATCGTGGATTTACCTGAGCCATTTGAGCCGACAATCAGTGTGTTGGAGTTACCATTCAGTAAAATTTCTGTGAAGTGGTTGCCGGTAGATAGTAGATTTTTCCAACGTAATTTTTTGAATAGTATCATTCAGTATCAGTGCTTAACGCTTCAATGTAAAGTTCGTGCATAATGTTTTTAAGTTTAACAGACTCTACATCAAGTGTCAAGTTATCTATGTACTTAGAAAGAATTGTCATTGTATCTTCCGCTTCATCGATGGAAGTATCATCGTTTCCATTTTCTACATCACCAAAGTCTTCAACAATCGACAAGTCTGCTACGCCAGCTTTATAAAGATTATCTATCACAATATCAAACAAGAATGGGTTTTGTTTACATAGAACAACAACTTTCACATAACTTCCTGTATAGATGGAATAATCAAATGTTCTGTAGTTTTCTGCAAAATGTTCCAAATCATCTTTATAATTTAGTTTGTAGAACATACGATGTGGATTTCGTATGAACTCAAGTTCTCTTGTATTGGTATCAAAGATATGAAATCCTCTTGGGTCGTTATAGTCTGCCCAAGTTATTTCATATGGCGTACCAACATAAGTGATTGTACCGTCAGTTGATTTGTGGTGAAAATGTCCAGTAAGAACAACATCATATTTGTCAATCTTCTTTTTATCTAGACCTTCATGACAAATATTTCCACGGTCCATTTCGAAACCAGCAAGTTCGAAATGTCCAAAACAAATTTGTGACTTTGATTTTTTTATCTCAGATAAGATTTCAGCTTCGTTATCGTCACATATCCAAGGTACAATATCAACATCAATCCCATCAAACTGCATTGTAGTAAAAGTATCCAATACAGTAATGTTATCATATCCGTCTAGAAGTAATTGTGATGAATTAACTTGAAGGGTGTTTTTGAACGCAACATCATGGTTACCAAGCAATGTATAAAGTGTGATGTTGTTCTCTTTAAGTTTATCAAAAAAATATTCACGACACAAGTATAGTGAATTAAAGTTGATAAACTTACGGCGGTCGAATAAATCGCCCAGTTGTATAATGGTTGAAATACCATTTTCTTTTAGGTAAGGAAAAAATACATCGTTGTAAAACTTCTCTGCATATTTATGAAAGTCCAACGAATCATTACGCATACCAAAATGCGTATCACCTAAAATACATAGTTTCATTTAGATTTATTTTCCAGTTTAGCTAGTTCAGCTTCGTAAATGCGTTTTCGTAATGAAGAACTGCTGTATGGGTGTTCTCTATTATGATAATGTAATTCTATGCCATGATCTAAACACCACTGTTTTCCAGTGAAGTCTTTTGTTTTATACTCATCACCAAGAAAACGGATATCGATGTGCTGTGTCTTCAAAAGATTCAACAAGTCTTCTTCGGTGTGATAAACAATCACTTCATCAACATATTTACATGCTGAGACACAGACATAACGTTCATAAATGGACATTATGGGTTTATTTTTTGTGTCTGGTCTATCAACGGTTGGGTCAACTTGAATTGCAACAATAAGATAGTCACAATATCTTTTTTCTTCTCTCAACATCGTTACATGACCTGCATGAAACAAATCAAATGTACTGCAATTAAATCCTACTTTCATTTTTCAGTCTCATCATCCAAAAATTGTTCAAGTCCAGTTGCTTTCTTTACGCTTTTCTTTTTCTTATTCTCTTCAAAATTATGGATAAATTCTGAGATGTTATCATACAATTCAAATTGCCTCATGTTTCCATCTTCATCTTCAAACATCTCTCCCTCATCAAGTAATCCAAATTGTTGTGTTGCTTTATACTTAACATATAACTGTTTCTTCTCACGCATAATTCTACGTAAGAATGCATAATATATTATCTGTGTAAAATAAGCAAATGGATTTGTTGATTTTGCCGGGTCAAAATTGCGGAAGTACATCAAACAATTTTCAACACCATCAGATATCATCTCATCACGATAAGTATATGATATGAAGTTTGGTTTTCTTGATAGATGTTCCGCAATTTTTAGAAAACATTCGCCAATGTAATTTGGAACTTTTGGTTCTGGTGTTCCATCTCTCTCCGATATGACGCAATCTTCTTTATATTTTATTAATGCTGCTAAAAAATCAGCGTTGTTTACGTAATGGGTTGCCATTATACATTACCATGAATATTGTTCTTGATGTATGTGTATCCCTTAATAAGTTCAACAATACCATCATCAAGTGTATGATATGGCATCCATCCAGTTGCTTCTAACTTTTCATTTGAAACGATATAGTTACGTTGGTCAGGGTCTTTCTTGATATCGCCTTCTACGATTGTAAAGCTTGGAATATGTTTCTTAATAATTTCACACAACTCTAATTTAGAAACGTTTGCTGAAGAAAGACCTACGTTGTAAATATTACCACGCATATTTTCAAACTGATGAATTGCGTGTAAGAATGCTTCACATACATCACGCACATGGACATAATTACGTTTGAAGTGACCCTCAAAGATGATAGTATAACCATCATTCACTGCACGATATGTCAAGTCATTAACCAACAAATCTGTACGCATACGCGGTGACATACCGAATACTGTAGCAAGACGATAGCTGATTGAATTTTCACGCTGCATTAATTCTTTTTCTACTGCAACTTTATCGACCGCATACTTTGAAATAGGACGTAGTGGAGAATCTTCTGTACAGAAGTTATTTTCATCACCGGTACCATAAGCAGAATTTGTTGTAGGCATAATGATGCGCTGTTCATTTGATACATTCTTTAGCATCCAGAACATTGCATCTTTATTTGTTGTGTCTGCACCAACAACATCTTTGTTACACAATGGTGCGCCAACAAGTGCAGCAAGAGGAATAATAATATCTGCTTCTTTCAGCAGTTGTGCCATATGTGCTGGATTACGAATATCACCATTCACGATGGTCAAGTCTTTATTTTCACAAAGATGATTCAATCCACTTTGACGAAACATAAAGTTATCCAATACAGTAACTTTACATCCTATTTGCAATAAGTATTCTACTAGAATACAACCAATGTAACCAGCTCCACCAGTTACTAATACTCGCCACTGTCCCATATTATACCCTATTTAAAATGTTTACGATTTCATTGATTGCTGATTCTTTTAGTGTTGGATAATTTCCAATGTAGAACGAATAAAAATGCATGTGGTCAGTATTCGGAAAGTTCCTATAATGATTTTCTGGTACAATATTTTTCAAATATGGTTGTCTCAATTGATTTCCACCACCAGCAGAGCCACGACGAAACTCAATTCCTTCATCACGCATTTTACCCATCAAACGATTTACAAAATATTCTGTACAATAGTCATGCTGTAGCACTATGTTAAACGCATAGTTACTACATCCTATCAATCTAAAATCTACCTTATACTTTTTCTGGTCTAGCTTTGATAAGAAGTGAAATAGATTTTTATTTCTAAGTTTAACATTTTCATCCAGATATTTCAACTGATTTTGACCAAGTATACCGCCAATTTCATTGTTACGCATGTTGTATGCTGGATATGCGAAAATGAAATCTGGATTTAATTCTGGATTTTCTGCTTTATATTTTTCAGACATCTTTGAACTACCGCATTCACGTACCATACCGTGTGAACGGAGCATACGAACTGTGTGATAAACTTCTTCATCATTTGTACAAACCATACCACCTTCAATCGTTGACATGTGGTGTGCAAAATAAAATGAGAAGTTTGACATCCAACCAAAGCTACCCAAAAGCTTTTGATTATGTGTTGCACCATGCGATTCACACACATCTTCAATCAAAGGAATGTTACGATGACGAAGAACTTCTAATACTCTGTCAGATAAGCAGTCGAAGCCTTGAGCGTAAGTTATAAAGACAGCACGTGTCTTATCTGTGATAGCATTTAGTATGCCATCCTCATTCATACCAAGAGTGTCTAAGTCGATGTCAACAAATACTGGAGTGAATCCGCATTGAAGAATAGAAGCGATATCAGATACCCATGTAAATGGCGGCACAATCACTTCACCACCTTCTGGATGTTTAATCTTCAACATTGTCATTGACAATAGATTTGCAGAAGCACCGGAATTGACAAAGACTGAATACTTTACACCCAACCATTTAGACCATGCTTCTTCAAAAGCACGACACTCTGGTCCATTCGTAAGTTTTGGATTATCTTTTTTGAGATGTTCTATTACCAAATCTAAATCTTCTCTTGTAATATTATCAGACATTAAAGGATACTTCATCGTCACTCCATGATAATTGTGCTGCCACTATAGTCAAATTTAAATGGCACCCACACGTTGATTTCAGGTATTGCTAGTTTAATTTTTTCATGTGCATCAGGCGGAGCAAGAAACATAAAGAAACCACCACCACCAGCACCCATCAATTTACCACCATATGCACCAGCTTTTATTGCTTTGTTATATATTGTATCTATATACTCACTCGTTACATCATTTGTTAGTTCTCTTTTGTAGTACCACTGTTCAACAAGAAGGTCGCCTAACTCTTTCATCGGTTGTTCATCAATCATTAAATCATATGCACAATTTGATACTCTGGATATAGCATCCAAATATTTTTCCGATTTGCCTGATTTAATATTTTCAACTTGTTGTTTAGCATGAACATCAGAAAATCTATCAATACCAGAAAAGCCTAACATAATATGCTTTTCTAAATTGTTTTCGTATTCAAAAGATACATCTAAAGATAAAACTTTTATTTTGTCTTTTGAAAGTTCAATAACATTTAAACCACCATAAGCGGCTGCAATCTGATCTTGTACACCGACAGATTCACCAATTCGATTCTGTTCAATATCTATTGCTGCTCTAGCAAGGTCATATGCATGATTTGATTTGCCTAGATAAGTTGTGATGGCATTTACCAGTCCAACAGTAAATGCAGAAGATGATCCAATGCCAGAACGAGCAGGAAGGTCGCCGTCGTGGCTAATAGAAATACCATTAGATATATCATAATACTTTAAACACTCCCTTACTGAAGGATGTTCTATCTCAGATATGTCATCAACAGTTTCTATCTTTGAATAGATAATCCGATTAGCATGTTCAAAATAAGGCGGTAACTTCTTTAAACTTATATAGCAATAATGAGCCATTGCAGCAGAGATTACTCTAGATGGATGTTTTTCATACCATGCTGGATAATCTGTGCCACCTCCAAATAAAGATAAACGATACGGTGTTTTAGATATGATCATTTTTCATTATAATAATCACCATACTCAACCAATATGGTAGATTTTCCATCTCTTCTCAGATATGCTGTGCAGTATGCATCGTAGACATGTCTTGGTTCTTCTAACTTAATTATATCAGTATTTGGGCAAAGAAGTCTATAGGCATCTGTATAATCACCGACATGTTGATGTTGTGGATGTAAAGGTCTTTCAGAACCAATACCAGTTCTTATGATAATTCTTGGCTTGTAATCGGACATCATCGTAATTTTATCTACGTGATTGACTAACTGATTTGTTGCACACACTAGAAAATTCCAACGTGGATAAATGCTCACAGGAATATAACCAGCAAGTGCTAAACCCAATGTCATGCCCATTTGTGTGTCTTCAAACACAGGCATTTCTAATAATTGTTCTTTAGGAACATCTTTTAGTGTGTTAGACATTGCTGTACCAGCATACTCTACTGCTTGACCCATAAAGATAACTCTTGGATCACCAGCAAGCATGTTCATTGCACGTTTTAGTTCGTCAAAGTATTTCAAAATTGTACCCTCATTCCCGCACCAGCATGTGGATATTTTGTTTCATATTCATAATAATAAATGGATTCGTGTTCACAATTCTTATATGATGATTCTGATACACCCCAAGTTTTATTTGTATCAGTACAAACAGATTTGCCATTATCTTCAACAATAAATTTGATAGGCAGTTCATGTTGAATAGAATACTTGAAGTTTTCCATGAAGATGCCAGATTCTGATGTCATGTCACCAACAAAGCAATACACCTTCGTGTCAATCTTTTTACGTTTCATTGCCATCGCAGTTCCTACTGCAATAGGAATATTGCCACCAACAATTGCTGATGAGTATATGTTGTATTGTGGATAACAAAGTGAGATTGACTTGCCTTCCAAAATATCTTTTTCTAAAACATCTGGCGGCACACCTTTCAACAGACATTGATAATGTGAACGCCATGAACAAAACACCCAATCTATTGACCGAATGTTTTTGAAGATTTTTATCATTTCATTCTCATTGCCATAGTACAGATGAATTGGCGCACGAATTCTGCCATTGTTGAAATGATCAGCAATCTTATCTTCGAATGCGATAAGTTCTTGTTTAGTCACCTAGAATTTTCCTTTTCAATCTAATCTTGGACATCTCTTCAATATTTTTACGTGAATCAATTCCAAATTTGTTTTCAACAAGATTCAAGAATGGTCCATGTGAAAAGTATTTGTGCCAAGCATCATCACGAAACTTCAATACTTCAGCACCAGTTAGTGCTTTTGTTCTGAGTGGTTTACAGTCATATGATAGAAATGCGAACTCATCGAACGTCTGTGGTAATTCCCATTTATTATTAACTGCTTCCATATAAAGTGGACTACCAGGTAATGCCATTGCTGCATAGAAGTTTGCATGTTCACAGTTTAACTCAAGTGCAAGGTCTAAAGTTTCTTGCATTGTCTCTTGTGTATCTTCTGGAAAACCAAACATGTAATTGCCCAACACATTGATACCAGCATCTTTAATGTCTTGTACAACTTCACGAATATCAACTTGCTTGAATCGACCTTTATCAATTTCTAAACGAACTTGTGGATTACCTGCTTCGATACCAAGTGCAAGCCAATTTACTCCAGCTTCTTTGAACAATTCTAGTTGGTCTTTTCGAACGGAATCTACACGTGCATATGCCCAGAAATTAAACTTCATTCCACGGTCAACCAGACCTTGCAGAATAGGAACATAATATTTTTTGTTTAGAAAAAACATCTCATCAGTCAAACGAACTGTGCGTACACCATTTTCCCATAGATATTCAAATTCTTTCAACATTAATTCTGGTGACCAGAAACGCATACCACGAGTATCGGATGATACTGTGCCTTGTTGATATGATGTTCTATTGACGATATTAATCATACAGAAGTTGCAACCAAATGAACAACCCAGTGATGTTGAGATTGCAGCAAATGGTGTACGACCTTCGTCTTTGAAATATGAATGCCAATAATGCGCTCTGTATTTGTCTAATAAGTTGTTATCTTTTGGTAGCAAATCCCATGCATAACCTGGCATAACTCTGTCCATATCTTTCGTTTGAACAATCTCACCAGGAGCACCCGTCGCAGCAAAGCCATGTTTCTTATATACCAGACCACGAACTTTGTCTAGTTCATCAACATAGTTTGTTTGCAGCAAATCTAGCAGACCATAAACACCCTCATTGATGAATACGAAATCAACATAAGGTAAACCAATAACATCATATGGCAATGCAGAAGCATGTGAGCCGATGAATACTGTTTTGATTGATGGATGTGATGCTTTAAGTTGCTTTGCTAGTTTTGATGCACCAATCATCATCGTGGTGCCTGAGTTTGGATTTTGTCCATAAAGAACAAAGACTGCTATATCAGTTTTTGTATCCGCAATTTTCTCTGCTGCTTGTTCAACACTTGTAGGTTCAGCATCAAAATCTAAAATACAAGGATTATATCCATCAACACGAACAGCGTTAGCAAGTAACAATGCCCATGTTGGCGGTTCAATAGCAGAATACTTATTAGAGAGTTCCTGATATGCTTGTGCAGCACTGCTTGGTATAACAAATGTCACCACTTTTGACATAATAAACTAATCCTTTAATGTAACTTTTTATTTTTTATTTCATTTATGTGTTGTAGAATTTCTTGGTATACTTCTTCTTCATTTTCTTCATCACTATCGTCATGGTCTTCTAATAATTCATTTATTTTCTTATCAGATTCTTCCATATCTTTTGATAATTTCTCAATCACTTTATCATAATACCTAATCATTTCTTCTCTAGGTTCAACAATCGTAACAATGTCTGTATAATATATATTTGCACTATTAACTTTGATAAGTTCAACCGGTAACCAGGGCATCATCATCATTACAGTTTGTCCAGTTGGCATTCTTCGAAATACTAAACGCATGGGCTCATTCAACTGAATCATATCGGAATTTTCTTCTTCACACATAGAAGCTAATATATCTTCACCAGATTGCATTCTTATTAGTTTTACGTTATGCATTTTTGACCTCTATGTTGTAGAATTTGTATTTGAACTTTTCTCCATCATATATTTTAACACGGTCGGCAAAATGTTTCAATGTGAAATTAACATGTTTACCTATGCGAAAATCATCTGCTATATCAAATAGTACCGCTTCTTTTTTGTTGTCTCCAATTCGCAAGCCTCTTCCAATTGATTGTAAATTTCTAACTCTCGACTTAGACGGTGAGGCAAAAATAACGTTATGAAGATTACGTATATTAATACCGGTAGAAAAAGTGCCGTAAGAAGCCACGATGATGGCGTTATTTTCTTTTTCGGTAATGGCACGAACTTGTTCACGGACTTGAACATCTGTTCCACCATACACAAAAAAAACATGCCTATTACTAGCTTTCTCTTCAATGAGTTTGTGAAGTTGTTTGCCATGTTTTTCAACCAAATTAAATAGCACAAGAGAATTGCCCTCTAGTGATAGTGTAAGATTACGAATAAATTCATTTCGTGCTTTGTTACTAACTATGTAGTTTATTTCACTCTGATAGTCCCATGCTCTGGACTGTTTACAAACTTCTTCAGAATATTTTAATATCAAACATTTTATTTTAAATTCTGCTAACATCTTATCTTCAATAAGTTTAGCTGTTGTCGTTGATTGATAAACTGGTCCAAACAATCCCTCAAGAACAAGTTTGTGTGTTTGTGTACCATCAATTGTTCCTGTACATCCAATTCTGTAAGATGCATTCTTTAATCCAGACATAATGGTAGTCAGAGACTTTGCTTTGAACTGGTGTGCTTCATCACCAAAAACAAAATCAAACTGCTCAAAGTATTCTGGTGGATTTTTATAGATTGATTGCCATGTGGTGATTGTAAGAAACTTGTCTGTGTTCTTGTCTTTACCAGAATATTGACGATGACAATATTTCTCTGAATCGTATCCGTAAGATGCAAAATCGGAGTACATCTGTTCAACAAGTGATGTTGTCGGAACAATCAACAAACCTTTTTTGTGTTTTTTATGCTGAACATATCTCAGAATGAGATACAAAATGAAGGACTTACCTGAACCAGTCGGTGATAATAACAACATTCTTCTATTTCTAACGGCAGAAATGAATGCTTTTACTTGATATTCTCTTGCACCTTCTTGTATAATGGTTTTGTGCAGTTCAAGACTGTCTATAAACTCTTTAGCTTCTAATGCTGAGAAATTCTCAGTTGCAGTGATTGCTGAGTCAATCTCATACTTATATTCTCTTTCAGCGCAAAACTTTTCAATGTACGGCAACAGACCAGAATAAATTGTATGTGAACGCAAATCGAAAAGACGAACTTTTCCATCCCACAATTTATTCTTGTATGTTGGCATGAACTGATAACCAGGAACAAAAAATTCAAAATAAGAAGAGAGTTCGTAAGCGACACTCTTCTCACAATCAATTCTTATGAACGCTTCGTTCTGTTTTCGTAAAATTAAATCAAACACCTTGAATAAACTTTTCCCAGTCAATGAATGACCGAAGCTCCCATGTTCGGTTGTTTAGTTCTTTTATGATTGCTTGGCATACTTCCACAATTTCTTCATGTAATAGTTTTCTAGCAAGATACTTATTGATATCTTCGTCTGCTTCTAAGTATGTATTGATTTCAGATTTGAGTGTAAAAGGAAATGGTTGCCATCCATAATGATGCAACAATTCTTCGTCAAGTTTGCCAGTGTAGTATTCCCACTTTAATTTACGCCATTTGTTATATTGAAATTCGGCTTCTTTGACTAACAATCTATGTGAAGAAAGAATGTTTAAATACTTCGAATGAAGTTTTGGAATGTCAATCAGTGCTTTACCAGGTTCAGTTCTATCAATGATAGAATCAGTTGCCCACATCTGTAATACATCATCAAGTTTGCTCATAGTTTACCTCCGTATTAGGAGTATATCACATTTAAAATAATTTTTCTACGTTATAATAGGTAAATCTGAAAGTTGCGTCTGCTGTGACAATTGATTCTGGAGAGTCAGTTGAAGATAAAATAAAACCAGAAAGTGAGATTGGAAATAAATCTTTGAAGTTAAAACGGTAGTACGGTTTATTTGATGCTGAGAGAATTGTTACAGAACCATCTGCATATTGTGGTGTAGCTGATGCTTGTGCGCTAGTGAATTGAGAAAGTTTACCTAAAGACTGATACTCTTCAAATTCGGTTGGGAAAGTCATTGCACGAAGCCAGTCATGAATCTCTAACCAACTTAACATTTCTGCATCAACAATAAAAGTAATATTTAATACATCATATATTGTCTTTTCACCTGGTGCATATAATTCAACGAATGGATTGTTAATAGGTATTTCTGATGTTGAAACACCTGGTAAAGAAATAGTCTGACAAAAATATTGTAAATTTGGCGCACGACTAAAGTTCAACGTAAACTTGTTAGGTTGAATTGAATTTGGATTTGTTGGGGTTCTATTAAGTGCTGTCATATGCTTATTTATAAACAAAAAAAAGAGGCTCCCGAAGAAGCCTCTTTAAATCCCACTCTACGGTGGTTATTTAATTACATCAAGTTTGCAATACGGAAACCACGGTAGTAGTTGTTTGACTGTGAATCCAAACGACCTAGACCCTGGTCAGTACCTTCAGCAAATGGGTTAGCAACTAGACCGTAACGAGTCTTGAAGCCAATCTTTGGCTGGAATGTACCTGTATCAACTGCACGAACCATTTGTAGAGGAACGTATGGGCAGTAGAACATACCAGCATCGTATGCGTTAGTACCCTTGTAACCTACAACCGCAAACTCAGATGTTGAGCCTGTTGGGAAGTATGGGTCAATGTAAACTTTGATACGACCGAAGATTGTACCAGCAAAAGTATTACCAGTATCATCAACTGTTAGATTAACTTGACCAGCAAGTGCTGAGTTGTAATCAAGAATACCTGACATCGCTAGAGCAGAAGCTACGTCTGAAGAACAGATAACGATGTTACCTTTACCACGACGAGTTGTCTTAGCAATTTGGTTTGCTTCACGTTCAATCTGGAATGCAAGACCTTTAATCTTTTCAACCATCCAACGACCGTTTGAATCTGTGTCAAGGTTGAATGCACCACGAGTTGTTGTACCAGCTTGACAGCCTGGTTTAGCAACTTTGTAGATTGTACGGATAACTTCACGGTTGATTTCAGCAAGAATTTCAGCAGAAAGGATATTAGCCAATTCTGTTTCTGCGTCTAGACCATGAACTGCTTTCAAGTCTTGTGCAAGTTCCATTGAGTATTCTGCTTTCAATGCACGTGTACGTGCTGTAACAGTAACTTTCTCAATTGAGAATGCCATTTCTTGGAATGTGTTACCAGCTGCACCGTCGCCTAATGCTTCAGCAGAACCAGTAGTCATTGCGCCTGTAGGAGCAGCGTTACCAGTAAACAGATAATCTGTTGTGTTACCAGCAATTGTCATTGAAGAAGCAACGATAGCGCCGTTAGCACCAGAGAATGCTGTGTTAGCTTCGTTGTAGAATGCTTCTCCACCACCTTGTGATGCATACTTAGTACGCATTGCAAAAATCAGACCTGTAGGACCTGTCATTGGCTGAACGCCGCAAACGTCATACGCAATCAGATTAGGTAATGAACGACGAACTAAGCTGATAAGAATTGGATCGAAACCAGCAACTGGACCTGCAGCAGCAGCACCGCCACCAAAACCGCCTGTACCAGCAAAGTTAGTTGGTGAACCGGTCTCTTGCAGCATACCAGATTCTTTGATCATTTCAGTAGCCTGATTTTCCAGGATAACTGCTGTAACTGCCTTACGATATGGGTCAGCAATCGCTGGCAAGTCTGGATGATTTAGAACACCATCCCATTTGTTTTGTAAATTTTCAGACAAATACATCTTTGTATCTCCTTTGATTATTATTAAATTTTTGTTTTAGAAATTGCTTGCATGACTGATGCAACGTAAGGATCAGAAGACATCTTCTTTTCGTTACCATCAGTGTCATCAACTGTTTCGTGAAGCTGTGCTGCATCGGCTTTTTTCATGCCTGATGGGAAATAGTTCTCACGAATTGTTTCAAGTTTTTCTACGAATTCTTCCTCTGTGGAAAATTCTACACTCTCTGCGAGTGCTTTAATCTTTTCAACTTGAGTTGCTGTGAGACCTTCACACACTTCATTTACTAGTTGTACTTTGACTGCTTCAGTAAGTTGTTTTTTATACTGAATATTAGTTTCAATTTCTTCGTTCAATTTTTCTTCCAGTTCTTCAACCTTAGAAGCAAGTTCTTCTACAAGGTCAACTTTGTCTTCTGGAACATTGATATAGTTTTCAGCAAACAGATTGCGTAGACCGGCAATAAAGTCTTCTGTAATTTCGGAACGTAAACCGCTTTCAACAGCAATTTGATTTTCTTCCATCCACTGCTCAACTACGTAGTTGAGATAGTCATCGACTTTTTCTGTTAGTTCTGCTTTGATTGTTTCAACAGCTTCTACCAATTGACCAGCATATTCTGATTCCAATTGCTCTTGAATTTGAGCAACACGGTCAAATACACGTGCTTCAAAAATAGTAACAGCTTTAGCTTTAAAGTCTTCAGAAATGTTTTTGTCATCAGCAAAAAGAGAATCAATATCTTCTTTCATCTGAGCTTTCATTTCTTCAACTGCTGAATTATCATCAAAAATTTCTACATCTTCTTCAACATCTTCTGGCATCATGTTGGTACCTGAACCCGGACGCATGTTCTTGTCACCAAGTTGTGTATCGGCAGAAGCGTGTGAAGGCTTCATGTTCAATGAAGATTTATTTGAACCAGCTGAGTCTTTAGCTTTGTTTGAAAGCTTGTTAGAATCATCATTTGGTTTGTTGTTTTGTGGTGTAGGACCGCCCAAGTCTTCAGGTGTTCCAGAATTGCCTGGAGTGTCGTGCTGTAACTTAGGCATTGGCATACCAGGAGCCGAAGACTTGCTTGCTGCAAGAATTTCTGCCGCTGCTTCCATTAGTTTGTTTGTTGCCATTGAATATCTCCTTATGATTTCTTATTTATAAATTTTAAAGTTTTCGTAGAAAATTTTCGAAAAGTTGTAATCCAACAGTCTCAATTTCTTTGCGTGATGCTTGACGAATCTGTTTTTTAGCGTAGTCAATATGTGACTCAACAAAACGACCTTCAACATACATCCACTCTTTGTTCTCCATAATACCTTGAACAAAAGCTCCTGGTGCTGAAGGGTCAGCAACGATGTCTGCTGCTGTTGCAAGACGCAAATCATCTTGGACTAAATTGTAACCCTCTTTAGTCATTACAACTGAGCCTAGGGCACGTGAAGAAACACCCAGATTTACACCAGAATCTATTAAATTCTTGGCTATTTGTCCATAAGGTGTTTCCATAATAAGTGCTTTACCTACAAAAGTATTTCCGTCTTCTTTAAGGCTAACAATCTTATGAGATACACGTTCAAGATTGAGTGATGGTGTATCAGGATGTCCTAGTTCGCCAAGCGCACGATTAGATTCAATAAGTTCTTTTGTGTATCGTGCGACTTCATTACGTAATGTTTTCATTTCGTACATGCGATTGTTTCGGTTAACTGTGTCACCGACAAGAAAAATACCTTCAATGTACATTTGTTTTTTACCGTCTTCTGTTTTTTCGGTAAGATATCTTACATCTTCAATATGTTCTTTAATTAGTTTCATTAGATGGATGCTCCTGTATATGGGTCAACATTGTATGTCGCAACTTTAGAAACTTCCATAATAAAAGAACCGCCTGTATTAATTGTTACAACAATGCTTTGAGTATTATTATTTGCAAGTGAGTGTGCAAAGTCTGCAAAATCCATAACACCACCTGTATGCAAAGCAAGTTGTGGAACACCGTTTCTAACAACTGTAATGCTACCGTTTGTTGACCACATGATTCGTTTAATATCTGCGGCCGACACACTTTCGATTGTGGTATTGGCTCTTAAATCATTCAGTGTGATTGTGTAAGTACCCGCATCGACACCACGAATGACTGATGTTCCTCTTAAACTGTTAGTTATTTCAAATGGCATTTTATCTTAGTCCCATAGATTTACGACGGCGCATTGACATCTTTCTCTTTAACAATGTGCGTCTAAGTTTTGCTCTTCTTGTTGTTTTCCATGCACGTTTCAATAAACGTGCTTTACGTAATCTTACTGTTGCTGGTATACGCTTTACTGTATTGCCAGACAAACGATATCCTTTTAGTGCTGATTTGCGTACATTTTTCTGTACGATAATCTTACCTTTTTTATTGCGACGAATACGGCGACGAATCTTTTGAACTCTACCCATTTTAACAACATTTGGATTTCGTTTCTTTGCAGCCTCTTCTAATACTTCTTCGTCAACTTCAATCTCTTCAAACATCTCATCAACAACGAATGGCTTTATCTCTTCTAATTTAATAGAAGCTATCTCATCCAATTTTTCATAGATGAGTTCTTTGGCTTCGTCTAATTTATTCTGAAGAATTAGTTCTACAAAATTCATAGAGTTTTCCAAATGTTGATGCTGATTCTGTTAATTGATTCCAAAAATATTCTTTGTTTTGCTCATCTAAACGCCCATAAACATCTATAAACATTTCTTTTGTTTGTTCGTTTAGAGAAACATTATTACCATCATTTAAAGCGATTTCATCGGACTCTAAAAATTCTCTGACATATTCCTCAGCTTGAATTGTCGAATCTAAGGCTGGTCCATATGGAACGCTAAAATATTTCTTTAGTTTGTCGCTCCAATAAAGCGCAACTCTAGTGCCATCTGGATACAATCTTACTGCTTTGCGTTTGATTACCAAAACAACCGGTGGGTCCGGTACTAATGGAAAAGCACTACCAACACTGTCGCTTCGTGCTTCGTTCAAATCTTCTCTAACTGCTTGTCTTGCACGTGTAAAAATTTGTTTATTGCTTGTAATCAAATCAGCCATACGATTGAAAAGATTACGCATGATTTCACGATCAGCATTATTGAACACTGGACGTTCTTCGCCCATCTTATCCACTATTTTGTGAATACGTTGGAGCTGTGCTTTGTTTGCTAAACCTGCACGAACAAGAATGTCCAACTTTGAGTAGTCGGACTTTTCTTCTTCAACAATACATTTAAATTGTAATAATGATTTCATTAATTAATCACGTGATGGTTTTGTAGCAAAAGCTTTTCCTGCTGCAACTGTTCTTTTTCTTAAACTAGCAAGACCTTCGCCAGCAACATGACCCAATGCACCACCAACAGCAGCACCAACTGGACCACCAACTGAACCTAATGCGCCACCGATAGCAGCACCCTTTATACCTTCTTCCATCGCCTCTTCATACTCTTGCTCTTGCTCTTGACCACCAAAAAGAGTTGAAGCAATTTCTTGTTTACGAGTTTGAAGCGCATCAAACGCTTTTGCTGATAGAATATTTTCTATGCTTTCTTTTGCTGCCACGCTATCGCCAGCAGCAATGTGATTAATAACTTCTTGGATTTGCATGGTAACTCCCTATTATTTGCGTCTATTATTTATACTAATTACTGACTTGTTTACCTCATCATCAAGCTGAGGCGTTAATGATTCCGTTTCATTGGCATTTTCAACGGTATTGTCAACTGGAGGTTGGTCAGATTGCGGTTGCTGTTCTTCAGCTCCGCCCTGCTGCATTATAGGTCCTTGCATATCATCTGGTAGCGTTTCTTTTTCTTCTTGTATTTTCTCTCGCATAGCTTCAATTTCCTCATCAGTCATCATTAAAACTTTGTTCATAACATACTGTTGAGAAAAATATCGACCGATATATGGGTCAACTAAACCTACCATTTGCAATCTATTCTGCAATAACTCTGCTTCACGAAGTTCAGTGAAGTTATTATCTTTACGGAAATCATAATAGATATCTTCTTTGAATTGTTCCCATTCTTCACGAGTACAAATACCTTTTAAAACTAATTGAATTTTTAAAGCCTCATCAAATAGTTGTGAAAATTTATTACGTAAACGAATAACAAATTTTGCAAATTTTAGTTCGTCACGTGTAACTTCTTGTGAACGACCTAGACCAGCCATTCCACCTTCTTGCGATTCTAAGCGTGAGTATGGAACGTTCAGTGATTGTAATAGTTTCTTTTGGAAATATTTTACATCTTCTAATTCACCAAGATTTTGACCAGCGGGTAAAGTAGTAATTTCTGTTCCTTTACCACCTTCTCTACGTGGCAACCAGAAATCTTCCAACATCGATAAATGTTTACGTTCATCACGCAGTTCACCAGTATTGGCATCGTAAACCATTTTGTTACGATACTTGATCATGATATCACGGAGATATTGTTCGGCTTTACCTTTTGGTAAATTACCAACGTCAATGTAGAAAATACGGCGTTCTGGCGCACGTGAAATACGATAGATAACAATCGCATCTTCAATCATACGTAACTGATTGAGTGGCTTGATTGCTTTGTGTAGATATGAAATAACAAAAGTATTCTTTGCATCCATCAAACCTGAATTAACATTAATAATGGATTCTGGTGCAATACGAAGACCTTGAGTTACGTTTGCAGTAAACGTTTGAGTTGTTGTACCTCGGTCATTGTACACATAATATTCAGCAACAGATTCGACAATTAAAGCACCGGTTTTGGGATCTCTTTCTTTTTTGACTTCACGCACTTTACGAATTTTACGTGGGTCAATATAACGGAGTTCTTGAATACCTTCTTTTGGATTCTTATCATTAACTACCACATGGTAGAACATGCGACCGTCAATGTACCAACGTTTAAATAAGTCGTCGGCTAAGTTTGAAAAGTTTAACATCTTTTGGACATTATCAAACTCTTCAATAATTTTTTTCTTAATTGATTCTGGTTGTTTCAGATTATCTAAAACAATATCAACAACTTTGCCTCTATCATCGTGTGTTATGGCTTCATTGACGATTTCATCAATTGCCATTTGACACTCTGGATGATTGGACATTTCACGGTAACGAGTGATAAGTTCTATCTCATTACGAACTGAACCTTCTAAATCTACGTATGTGCCATAATACGCATTTTGCGTAATAGTAACAGCACCGTCATCTAGTTGTGCAGCGGAAGGAAGAACGAAAGATGATTGTTCAGGTTTTTCTTTCTGAACAACATCTTTCGAACCTAAAGTAAAGCCAAACAGCTTAATCGCCACTAGAATTTTCCTTTCATTTTATAATAAAAAGTAGGGGTGTCCCCCCTACTTTTAGACCACACCGTCTGCTACTGCTTCCCACCACTGATAGGTAAGCGTTACAGAAAATTCTTCAATAGTATCATTTGAGCCCCAATCAACATCGATTGGAGTGATATCTGTTGGAAATAAACCTACAAATTTATATTTTTTAATTGAGTTACCTGCTTTTCCAAACTGAGTAACTTCACCATCAACAGTATATCCTAGTGGTGTTCCAGCAATTGGATTACGAACATTAAGATTATGGCTATTAATGCCATTCATCCAACGTTCAAATGCATTACGAACTGCAAAGTCTTCATCGTTGATAATTGTAACTGTCCAATCTGCAAAAGTACGATTACCTACGAACTTTAATTCACGACCGAAGTATTGAACAGGCACAACGCCCAGAGTTGAACCTGGAAGTTGTGCTGTTTTACACATGAACGTCATTTTTGTTTGTGCGTTTCCTGGTAATGAGAATGCAGGAAACGGCATACTCACTTCAAACAGATTAGGACGTGCGCCGTCACTTTGAAGTTGAGAGCGGAATTGATTTACGTTAAATGCCATTTATTTTCTCCTGTTTCTCTCTTATTTATGCCGCACCTACGACTTCATTGAAAGATACTCCCGTACGAACTGCTACGAAGTTCAATTGAATGAAGTTGATAGAACGTGCTGGTTTAATATAGATGTCACCAACGAATTCATTACGATCAATAACTTCTCCAGTGTTGTTTGTATCGTCACACACAACTCGATAGTCTGTGATACCACGACGACCTTGAACGTCACGTAAGAATGGCTCAACTAGAGCAACAAACTGTGCGCGTGTGAATTGATCATTAAATTCAAACAACGAGAAACGTGCTGCACGTGAAATTGCTTTTTCAAGAGTGATGAATAAACGACGAACATTGATACGATCAAATGCACTTGGCTTGCTCAGTAATGTTTTGTCACCGAACAGAACTGTACCTTCTCCTGGGAAAGAAACAACAGGATTTACGCCAACAGAATACAATGAATCACGTTCTGATTTTAGTGGATTCCAAGCAAGTTTTACAACGTTCTTGATAACGCCACGATTTAAACCACCAGGTGAAAACCATGGGTCACGTTCTTGGTCTGTTCTTACACACAGACCAGCAATGTCACCGTTTAATGGTACCCAACGATAAACATCACTGTATTTGTCGTATTGATATTTGTAACCAGAATCTAGAACTGCATATGAAGATGATGTAAGTGAATTACGGAATGTAGTAATGTCACTAACTTCATTACCAGAATTGTCCACAACACTTGCTTTGGTTGGTGAAACAAATGCAACGCAATCTTTACGTGTTCCTACAATATTGTCAATAACATAACTTGAAATTGTAGAATTACCTGTGCCAGTTACACAGAGTGAAATGTCTACTGATTCTGCATTCTTGAATTGGTCCCAGCTTGTAGTAATTTGTGAAGTATCAACTGTACCATCTGCTCCACCAGACAACGAGAACGTTACATTACCAGTTGTGTTTGCAAAACTAGATGCATTCGCTGATGAACCCCATGCTGTTCCTACACCAGTATTTTGTGTTGGATGTGACAACCACCAAATATATTTTGACTTAGATTGAATTACATTCTTGTAGTAATTTGAATTTCCAGAGTCATCTTTAGCGTCAGATGCTTTCGAAACAAATGAATATTTTTCAAGAACTGTGCCTTCTGTACCACTAAACAATCCATCTTGGTCTACAACAACAACATGAAGTTCGTCAAACGAACCATTTCTTGCTGCTACATAACTTGAATTACTTGGTGCAGATGTAAATTGAGTTTTATATGCCCAAGTTGAATATGATGCAGCATCAGCCATAGAAACGCTTAATGAGTTACCTAAAGCACCAGCCCAACGTGCGCCGAAACCGTTATAAGAATTTGCAGCATATCCTGTATGATTTTCTTCATAATCGCTTTGATTTTTAATCAACAAACCAGTACCGTTTGCTGTAGCATTCAAAGTAGATGATGAATTGAATGCACGAACGACTTTTAGATTATTTCCGTATGCAAGAAAGTTTGCAGCAGAGAACCAGTATTCATAATTTGTGCTATCTGGTTTACCAAATGAATCGACTAAACGAACTTCATCGGAAACAGTTGTAACTTCACCACATGGTCCCCAAGCAAAAGGTCCTACAAAAGCACCTGTAGAAGTGCCCACTGAAGGAATAACTGTAGTCAGGTCAATCTCTGATACATTTACTCCAGGTGATAATTGAAATGCCATTGGATTTCTCCTTTATTGTTTGGGTCAATTTTCTTTTTGTTATTGTATTTAGTTTTTTATAAATTTGATGATAAATAGCCAGCTGGAGGCTCCCATAAATCTCCATCAGCAATCTCAGCTTCTCTAGACAATCCATCTTCAATAAAACCAAATGGAAGCATGTTTTCTTCTCCAAGCATGTTTTGCTCTTCCAGCATAATTTTACGAATGTCAATTCGTGTCTCATCTTTGAAAAACGCTTGCGCTGTCAACCAAGAATATACCACCAAACCCATAACGATATCATCATTATTGCCCTCTTCGGCAGCATAAGTATCTTTGGTGCGAACAAATGTGTTCAGTTCAGCTATGGTGTTAAAATCATTGATAATTAGTTTGTCATTTTCTATCAATGTTTTTAAGTTCGCACAACCAATTTTCTTGACTGATTTGGTGGTTTTAATACCAAAAGCCACTGAACGTTTGAATCCAGATGAGATACTTTGACCTTTGATATGATGATGCTCAAGTCTATAAATGTTTCCGTACTCCAAATCATAATGTAGTATGTCCACCACCTGCTGACCGACATTATTGGTTTCAATCAAAACATAAGCTTCATTATACCGATTTGCCAATGCATAAATTACCGTAGGTAAAAACATTAACGGTAATTTATTATTACGATACAGTGCAACTTGTTTGTAGGGAGCTTCAGTTGCATCAATAATATTGATTGTGTGATAGTCTAGGTTAACACCTTCCGAGCAGTCTACAGTAGCAATGTAGATTCTTCCTGGTTTAGGATTTTCATATATGGCTAAATGACCATCATCTTCAATACGCATTGGGTCATGGAACGCCATTGAGCGTAGTTTGGCACCAGATATTAGGGTAGCAGCCGAACCAATAAACTCAGTCTCAAACTCTTGTCGGAACTGTTCTTCCGAAGTGTTTCTTATCGTTTCTTCTTTCCACTTTTCATCTCGGCCTGGTACCATTGACCAGTGAACTTCAAGTGTTTTATATGTTGACCGATTTTCAATCGCATCTGTCCACATTTTATAAAACAGATTTAAGCCATTAGGCGTAGAAACAATAATTACTTTTGAGGATTTACCAGATGAAATAACAGGATAAGTAGAAGTGAAAAAGTCCACTGCCATGTTATGTGGAACGAACGCAAACTCATCAAGAAAAATTAAATTATATGTACCGCCACGAACACCCGCAGAAGATGTAGCATATGCATAAATCTTAGAACCGTTTTCTAATTCAATTGAACGTTTATTCCAGTTTATGATGCCTTGTTGAAGCCATGATGGAAGATATTCAAAAGCTTTCTGAATTTTGCCTAGGATGTCTTGTGCAAGTTGGAGTTTGTTTGCAAGAATACCAATAACATATTCTTCATTGAACAAAGCCGACCATAACATGTAACCAACAGTCGTAGTTGTTTTACCAACTTGGCGTGGCATCTTTGCAATACAGAAACGATTGTCATGAAATGTGCGAACCATGTTTTCTTGAAAGTCCCACATTTCAAATGGCACAAGACCACGGTCAACGTTGACAATCTTTACATAGTTTCGAATAAAATATACTGGGTCTTCAGCACATTTTGCTATTTCTAAAACTTGTTCTTCAGTATAGGATATTTCAACACCGGCTTTTTTTAACCGGGCATTACCAAGGTATCCGTCTTCCATTTTTTATCGTGTAAAACTTCTCAACATCCATCCGTGTTTTTGATGAGCATCTAAAATATCTTGTAAAAAGTTTCCTACTGCTGGCTCATCAGCAGCATCAGCAAGAGCAATTCCTGAACGGAGTTCCATAATAAATTTATCATTATCGTTTGCAAGTTCACTCATCATAATAAGTGGTGATGGAATAGCCACCAAGTCGTTGACTTTGGAAAGCTCAATCATTCTTGCCAATGATGTTGGAGTGTATGAACCTAATGCACGAATATGTTCTGCAATTGAATCTGTTTGGTCAAATACAGCATCATAGAATGTTCCTAAAAATCCATGATACTCTGCAAAATTAGGACCTTCTACATTCCAATGGAATGTGTGTGCTTTGAAGTACAAACCAAAATTTGTACCAAGAATAACTTTCATCTGTTCTATTAATTGTTCCATTGTTTCCTCAATTATTTGTTGGATTTAATCATTTTTACAAGTTCCGCTGTTGAACCAACAAACACAGCTTTATCTATGTTCAGATTTTGTGTTGATTCTTTTGGCTGTAATTCTTTTTTACGTTTTTGAAGTTCTAATAAATCTTTATTCATGTCTGCTAAACTCTTCATCATAGTAGCAAGAACTTCATAAGCTCTTGGAGATTCAGACTGATTTGCTACAGTAGTTAATTCTTCAAAAGATTTACTACCTTTTTCAATGAGTTGTTTAATATTTTCTCTAGCAAAGTTGGTGTCAGTATCGATATCTGTACCAAAATCCACTGTTGTCAATTCTTTTTTTGGTTGTTCTTTTATTTCAATTGGTTCTATATCAAAAATTTCGGATAAATTTTGATTTAATTTTTTCATGATAATGTATCCGGATATGTTATAATAGTTTCAGTAAAACCAAAATCTTCTTCTGGTCCTGCATTTAATGGGTCAGGTTCGGTAATAACTTTAACTGCTTTTACAGCATTTTGGTCAAGAGATTGAACAGCATATCTGGAATTTGAATAATCTCCAGTCAACACATAATTTGGCTGAAGAGTTTTATTTGCACCAGTAAGTATAATTTCACCTGTAGTTGTATTAGAAAAATAATCTACCGTAGCAACAAAATTATTTGCAATATCTCGAACAGTTTCACCTTGAGTCAATACTCCATAACCATTTGCAAAATCAACATATGCTTTTTGTTGTGATGTATTTGATAAATCAATAAACAATTGAGTATTAGCTCGTGTAATAAGATTGCCAGATTTGACTGGTGGCCAAATAAAGCCTTTTGCTGTAAAGTTTAAATCCCAAATAATTAAACGAGTTGTTCCATCAGCATCAACTCCCTCATAATCAACTGTAGATGATACGGAATTTAATATAATTGGAACGGTATATTTTTGATTCATCGATGGAATAAAATCCACAACAACACTAAAATCTGGTGTAAAGAATGGTAATATCTGTTCTAATATTTGAGTACCATCTTCAGTATTACGAACATACACAGATAAAGAAAATTCATAATTATATGGAACAGGAACAAATTGTGTTTTTACAGTCGAGTCTGTTTCACCTGCAAAGTTACGTAATGTTGAAACTTGTTTACGACTTGTATCGTATTCCAAATTTTCCAAATTAAAAGACATTCGAGGAACAAGAGTGTTGATTGTCTTAATTAAATTTGGGTCAGATGTTATTCGTGTTAGATATCTTTCTTTTGAACCATAAGAAAGTGGTACTTTTAGTTTTTCTTTTGGTGTACCTGCTTGAGTATAACGAACAATTTCAAGGTCGTTAAAAAGTGTACCAAAAGTTACGACCATCTTTCGAATGGTGCGATGATAAAACTGTGCGTTACCTAACATTATGGCTCACCAAAAGGATTTGTTTCTGAAAAATCAATAATACCATCTGATGCTGCCTCAATACGAGCATTATCAATGATATCTTCAAATGCATTATTTTGTGTTTCCGTATCAGAAACTAATGTGATACTCCAATTTGCTCCTGATGTATTTCCTTTTACAGCCGAAGTGTCCACAAAACTACCTTGTGTTCTGTAAATGTCAATATGTGTATTTGGAACAAAATCAAGAACAAGTGCTTGTGCTGTTGATGTAGCAAGAGTGGAACCCTGATAAACTATTTCATCATTAACAAACTTACCTGTACCGCCAGCAGCAAGAGATATACGAGTTCTTGGATAATATGCTCTTATATTGTTATCAATCTCAGCAACTCCAGTTTCAATAATTTCCGAAGAAAACACATATTGTTTCATTTTTAATGCATATACGTATACGTTGCCGCCACGACCACGACCTAAAGTATAATACATTGCTTGATTACTTTCATGTTCAACATAAGTAATCTCATACAGTCCAGTCATCATTGGAATATAAATTAAATCACCTTCACGTGGACGAGTCAATCCATTCACAGCATAACGGAAACGCAATCTTGAAACTAGAAAAGTAATCTCATCACGAATCTCTAAACCAAATTTGGAAATAAAATCACCTTCACCTTCCATTCCAGTAACATTTTCAAGATACATTTCAATAGGGCAAGCTGTACGATATTCTTTGAGAACGTCTTCGCCAAATAAGTAATCTACTTCATCTCTTGTAGTTCTTGGTAAATAATATACATCCAATCCGTATATTTTAAGTGCTTCAATAACCAAATCTTCCACCAATAACTGTTCTGGAGTAACGGAATTACCATTACCTAAACGAGATGGAAAAGGATTAAAATAAAAATTAGTAGCCACAATTATCCTATAAATATTTCAGAAGGTAATGAACCCATTTGGTACATTTCTTCTTCCATAGTTTTAAGCTCTTCTTCAGCTTCTTCATATATTTTTTGACCATTCAATGTCACACCACCCGGCATTTGAATACCTTCAAACTTTTTCAAATTATTACCCCACTGTTGTTTGATTTTTGCAGTAGCATATTTTTTTAGAAAACGGTCATTGTAAATATCTGTTAAACCATCAATTGTCACAGTCGAAGCTGTATGCGTTTGTGTTGGTGGTGAAGCTAAAGTTAAACTTGTTGGTGAAGCGATGTTCTTTACTTGAACAGATTCTCCCCCAATATTGATAAAATCAAATGGAACAATTTCTTGGTCAAATTTTGTTCCTGTTCCTACGATTGTATTTGATGATGGACTACCTGCAACTGTACCAGTTAGAGTTACAGTATCTGGACTTAAAACACGATAACATTCCACAATAACATAATCTCCAGGCTCAACGTCACGTGTCCAGTCAATGTCTAAGAATACTTTGTTTTGATGACGATTGAAACGAAACTGTGGAGTTCCTGAGAATAAAAGATTTAATGTACGTAAATGTTGCATTGTAATTTCATATGACACATATGATACTGATGTAAAGTCATATAAGTCATGTAAACGTAACTGATAACGCAAATCAAACATATTGATTGACGCATTTGATTGGTCAAATGGAAATATTCCAATAACAAACTGAACGGCATCAGGACAATAAATCCATTGACGTTCAATGTCTGCTTGTGTGATTTGATGTTTCATGAACAGTTTTTCTGTTCCATCATAATGGTAATCACGCCAAAAAGATATTGCATCATCAATACGGTCTTCCACTTGGTCATCATCAACATTAATTTCGATAACCGGAAAACCTAGCTTGCGTAGGCAATATTCTTTAAATTGTTGTCTTGTACTTATTTTTGCCATTTTTCGTTAGTTATCTTTGATGTTTGATTTATTGTTTCTAATAAAACTTGTTGACTATTTTCATTTGCCTTTACCATCTCATTTCTAAAGCTCTCAATCGCAGCACCTGTTTGTCTTTGTTGTTGACTATTTTCTACTAGTAAAACAGGAAACCAAGTTATTGCACAATTCCATTCGTCAATTTCAGCTCCAGTATTTGGATTAGTACCTCTAATCTGAGTGAACCAACTGCACTGAATACCAATACAGTCTTTTTTAATTAACGGACAAAAATTACCAGGTTTAATTTGCATAGTATCTCCATTATCAAGCCCACTGTGGATCTGGTACCACTGGCCAATCTATTTCACCACCAACAGGATTAAAAAATATCTGACGAATCAATGTTCTATAAGCGTCAAAATCTGATTTATTTAGTATGTTGACATCAGGAAGATAAACATAGTCTGTCATGAACAATTTTACTCTAGCTATTTCTTTATTGTCTTCAGCGGTATTTACATATGGTTGTTTACGTATTTCGTCTTTTTCTAACCACTCTTCAACCAGAGGTAAATATTCATCAACAGATGTTATTCTGGTATTTGGAGGAGTAACTTCATTTTCGTCTTTTGAATGCTGTAATTCACCGTAGCCTCTTGGGCCATACCAGTGAACGAAAGTAATATCAGAAGGCATTGTATTACTTAAATCGAATCCGTCAATGCAGTCACCATTTAAACAAACCACGCCATCTTCTTTTACAAGAGTTAAATTATAATCGTTTATGTTAATCATGTTAATCCTTCGTTGCTATAATTACATCAACATACTGAACAGCAAAATCCATTGCTGTTCCAGTAAATGAACCTGACCATGATGGATTTGTAAAACCGTGACCGTGTACCGAACCCGAACCTGTTCCAAGTGTGGGTGATGTCGCAGTTCTGTTTGTAGTACCAGTAGCGGAACCACCAATACGTGTACCGGTTGTAGTCATCGTTGCAACGGATGACATTAATTGTTCGGTGTGTGCGTGAGATGCTAATTGTGCTTCTGTTAGACCCGAATCGGAAACAGCACCACCCGAGTTAGTACCAGAAACAGTACCAGCCGGTGTTCTACTTGTAAACACTGAAGTAAAGTTTGTTGTACCTCCACTACTAGCAGTTCCAGTAACTACTCGTAATGCTTTATTATCATGTGTTGTTGATTTTGTCCAACCAGTTGGTGCTGTCGTTTGAACAAATAACATAGCAGTTCCACTAGGAAAAACAACAGCACTATTTGCCACAGAAAAAGCTGCATTTGCTTGAATGAATCCTGAATTAGCATGAACGAATGCAGCATTGGCTTGAGTAAATCCTGAGTTTGCATGATTGAATGCAGCATTAGTAAGTGCAAAAGAAGTATTGGCTTGAATGAATCCTGAATTAGCGTGATCAAATGCAGCATTGGCTTGAATGAATCCTGAATTAGCGTGATCAAATGCAGCATTGGCTTGAATGAAACCAGAGTTTGCTACAATAAACCCTGCATTTGCAAAAATAAATGTTGAGTTCGCATAATCAAATGCTGCATTAGCATGTATTCCAGATAAATCTACACCAAATGTTATTTCTTTAGTTGTTGAGTTGTAGTATAATACATCATCAGAACTCACGTTTCTCAATGGATCAACAAAGAACCCAGTTGTAGTAGAATCTAATTGTCCATTAGCGGAAATAATAATACTGTTATCATTTTGATTTAGATATCCGGCACCCACGCCGATAGCAATAGCACTATTACCTTGATTTGTTTGGCCTGCCACTGCGCCAATAGCAATTGCCTGGTAACCTTGATTCATTTCGCCTGCAAATCCACCAATTGCTACTGAGTTTTCACCCTGTGTACCTGCGCCTGCATAGTAGCCAATGGATACTGCGGTATTACCTTGAGTGGTTTCACCGGCTGCGGATCCAATAGCAATGGCACTCTCTCTTTGACCTACAGATCCCGCACTGGATCCAATCGCCACCGTGCCTACACCTTGAACTTGTTGACCCGCATTATAACCAATTGCGGTAGCAAACTGTCCTTGGAGAAGTTGACCTGCATTATAACCAACTGCAATTGCCTGGCTACCTTGGTCTTGATATGCTGCGCCGACTCCTAACGCAGTACCATAAGCTCCCTGGTTACTGAACCCTGCTTCTTGGCCAATAGCAATGGCATAAGTACCTTGATTGTCACTACCTGCGCCAGCGCCAACTGCTGTAGCGTATTGTCCTTGGTTATTGGCTGTGGAACCAATAGCAATATTAGATAATGATTCCAAATAAATTTTTACGTCAGTATTACTATATGTTACAGATGCAATTGTGATTGTTTTTGTGCCAGAGTTTGTATTGATGATAATATTATTACCAGCAGTAATAGTTAATGTGTCTGTATTACTTGCTGGTGTTATACTGACACTATTTGCGGATATTGTTGTAAACCCTGTTTGTACTACACCGTTTGCTTTATTAAATGCGGAATTTGCATGTATGAATGCGCCATTAGCTAATGTGAACGCAGCATTTGCATGTATGAATGCACCATTGGCTACTGTAAATGCACTGTTGGCATATTCACCTGTTGCATTCTGAGATTGATAAGCAGAATTTGCGTGAATAAACGCAGAGTTAGACTGAATGAATCCAG